GCCACGGTGGAGGCATGGGGCTCCGCCACGGTGCGGGCAGGGGACTCCGCCACGGTGCGGGCATGGGACTCCGCCACGGTGGAGGCATGGGGCTCCGCCACGGTGGAGGCAGGGGACTCCGCCACGGTGCGGGCAGGGGACTCCGCCACGGTGCGGGCATGGGACTCCGCCACGGTGCGGGCATGGGACTCCGCCACGGTGCGGGCATGGGGCTCCGCCACGGTGCGGGCATGGGGCTCCGCCACGGTGCGGGCATGGGACTCCGCCACGGTGCGGGCATGGGACTCCGCCACGGTGCGGGCATGGGACTCCGCCACGGTGGAGGCAGGGGGCTCCGCCACGGTGGAGGCAGGGGGCTCCGCCACGGTGGAGGCAGGGGGCTCCGCCACGGTGCGGGCAGGGGACTCCGCCACGGTGCGGGCCGGTAAGTACGTCGCCGTCACCATGATCGGTCTGCGGACCAAGGTGGTCGGAGGCGTCCAGATCCAGCTTCCGACGATCACCACTGCCGCCGAGTGGTGCGACTTCTACGGAGTCTCCACTGACGCTGAGGTGGTAACGCTCTACAAGGTGGTGGACCGCGAGTTCCGCAGTTCCCACGGCTTCTCGTACGTCCCTGGCACCACTCCGGAGGCTCCTGACTGGGACGGCGGCGAGCGGGAGTGTGGCGGGGGACTGCACTTCGCGCCCTCGACCTTCCATGCCGACCGCTGGGCGGCTCCCGGCTGGTGGCCGCACCAGCGTTACGTCGCCTGCCCGGTATTGCTGAGCGACATCGTGGTCCACAAGAACGCTCAGTTCCCGGACAAGGTGAAGGCTCCCCGATGCGCCGGACCGGTGTACGAGGTGGACCGGAACGGCCAGCCTGTTTCCCAACAGGAAGGAGGTACCCGGTGACGGACCGCGCCGATCAGAACGACCCCTCGGTGGTAGAACTCTTGTGCGATCTTGATCGGCAGGGGATCGACGCGTGGGTGTTCGAGGGCCCGCTGGAGACCTTGCAGGCTATCTCCGCCCTCCTTCACGCTCAGGCCGTGCAAGAGAACACCGTGTCGACCACCACCTGGGACGAGTACCAAATTCAGGAGCGAGCCCCCGGCGAAGCTGAGTGGCGCTCCGCTCCCAGTCCCCACGTTGAGACCCCGGAGCATGGAGCCCGGCGCATCGCAACCGCGCTCGCGCACCCGGAGGGCACCGGCCGACACGCCGGCAAAACCGGTTACACGTACCGCATCATCCGGCGGCACTGCACCAGGACCGAAGGCCCTTGGGAGGTCATCCCGACCCCCCGATTGAAGGAGGGATCTGCATGAGCACGACCTACGACCTGACCATCACCGACCTGGACGAGCGCACCTTCGACGGAGGATCTGCCCGGCGAGTCGAGACTCCGGCCGGGATCTACCTCGGCATGGTGATCGAGCAGCCCGGCGGCTGGAGCTGGTCGCCCAAGGTACCCATCAACGACATGCCCGAGTTGCGGTCGACCGACAACGAAGCTGCCCAGGATCTCATGGCCTGGATGGTGAAAAAGGGCCACGTTGCCGATCCCGGCGGCATTGTCCCCGACCAGGATGCCAGTTACAAATCCAAATTGCGCCAGGAGATCGAACAGGCCCGGAAGCTCCAGCCTTCTGGCGAGATGCTCAGTGGCTGGACATGGTTCGAGTGGGGCCTCCAGCGAGCACTGGCCCTCGCGGAAGGCCGAGAGGAGTACGGAATCGCCGAGATGAGCCTCAAGGCGAATACCCACCTGGACTGTTGACGGGTGTACGATAGACCTACAAGGTAAACCTGACCGGAGGAGATGCCAGATGAGTGCCATCACAGAATCCCGCTTCATCCTCGAGAGCACCGCCACCACCGCGGTGCTCCGAGTGATCCATCGATCGAGCGGCAAGCAAATCGGCGTGGTCGCGAGGCGCATCACCGGCGCCTGGGTCTACGGTTGCACCCATGATGGCTGCGGGGGCAGCGAGACCTTCTCGACGCCGGAGGCAGCAGTCTTGGGGCTGAACGCACATGACCTCGCCATCGCCGCGGAACGGATCCGGGCGGAGGTCGCCAGCGGCAAGATCACCATGGCCATGGTGGCAGGAGCGGACCGCGACGCTCACATGCAGCAGCGGACCTTTATCACGCTTCGGGGCCGGGCAGTGCTCGACTCGCTTGGTATCAGCGTCGCGGACGTCTACCCCGAAGATGCTGGCTCTCGCAGTGCCGTCCGTTGCGGCTCCTGCCACCGCAACCAGGGCTGCGACGGGCAGTGCGGGGCGAAGGAGAATGACTGCCGGTAAAGCTCCCCAAAAGAAACGGAGGAACCAGCATGGCAAACACGAAGCTCGACCCGGCGAAGCTGCTGGCCGAGTTCTTCGACAGTACGACCGCCGAGGGTGAGGAGCAATCGACCACGGTGCGGATTGACGCCATCGCTCACCGGAACGGGGTGAGCCGACAGGCAGTACTTCACCACCTGCGGAGAGATCCCCGGTTCGAGCCCAGCCTTCGCGCTGACGTCGATACCGACAGCCAGGGTGTCTGGCGTATGAAGCGGATCGGTGAGACCCCGCTCGTGGCCCAGCTCGCCGAGCTTGCCCGTCAGCGCCGAGAAGGGCTCGCCCAGGCGGAGAAGGCGCGCACCGCCATGGCACCGCTCCTGGCCCGGGCACGCAAAGCCGAGCCCGGATCGCCCGATGACCTGAGCCTCGGCCAGCTCGAGGTTCTGACCGGCATCAGCCGGGGCCACATTGCCAAGCTGGCCGAGGACTACCTCGCCGAGCTGATGGTCCGCGAGGCCGACGAAGCCCGAGCCCGGCGCAAGACGAAGTAACGCACGACAGCCCGAAACCACTACACGAAAGGGGAACACATGGCAGACAATCCGGGCAGCGACCTCGCAGTCCTGCCCGAGCACGGCACCACCGTCCTGGATCGCCTCGACCCCGCCGCCCTGCAGGCCGACGCGAAGGCTATCCGGGAGATCCAGAAATCGGTCCTGGTGGAAAACGTCGACTACGGCATCATCCCGGGGACGAAAAAGCCCAGCCTCTACAAGGCCGGCGCTGAAGTCCTGCTGAAGTGGGCCCGCATGGGCTACAGGATCAACGTGGTCTCCACCGACCTGGATCCGGCCGGAATGAAATACGGCGTCACCTACCGCTGCACGGTCCATCGCCTCGACACCCCCGATGTGGTGGTCGCGGAGGCTGACGGCTACTGCGGCTATGACGAGACCGGTCGGGACGCACACACGATCACCTACCAGGACAGCGGCCGGACGAAGGATGTCCCGAAGGAGCCGTGGAACACGATCGTCGCCATGGCGGTCAAGCGTGCCCAGGTTGCCGCCACCCGCGCCGCGACCAGCACATCAGGCATTTTCACCCAGGACGTCGAGGATCCCGCTTACCGGGCGCGCAACGGTGGCGATGAGGTTCCCGTGAGCAATGGCGGGGGACAGCGCCAGGGCGAGTACCCAATCATCAAGGCGAAGTTCCCGAGCACCTGCGTGGTCTGCAAGCAGCCAATCGAAAAGGGCGAGAGCATCGTCTACAACAAGACCAACAAGAAGGCGTGGCACCCGACGTGCGACCCCCGGGCTGGCGACGGGGCCGACATCGAACCGAGCAAGGATGACGACTGGAAGCCGGGCCCCGGCGGAAGCCAGGCAGCGTCCGCCGAGAAGGTCGAGACCGTGGGCGACCCGGCCGCACCCATGAGCCAATCCCAGCGGGATCTTCACCGCACGCTCGTGCAGGCCATCGCGCATCACGCCGGCCACAAGGTCCCAACCCAGGCGGATGGGCTCCGGCAGATCGGAAGCGCGGCCGGGATCGACAACCTGGACGCCTGGGGCTACGACCAGTGGACCGCAGCTCAGGCCGACGCGGCAACGCAGTCACTCACGAAGGAGATGAACGACCTCCTCGAGGCCAAGCGACGGGCAGGTAGTCATGGGTGAGGCCGAGGACGACGGCGCCTACTTCTACGAAATCGTGGTGACAAGCATCTTCGGCCGGGAACGGGCACTGGTCGACAAGATCGCTAAGAAGGTGTACGCAGCCGCCCGCCAACTCGGCGACTACACCCCCCTCCGGGAGTTCCCGCGTGGAAGCAGGTTCGAAGTACGGCTTGCCGACAATCGCATCGTGAGCGTCATGGTCGAGTTCGAGCAGGTCGAAGGAACGGAGCGTGACACCCCACACCCTGAACCCACGCCGGAGGTCGAGCACGGGGTTGCCCTTGAGGCGATTACAGAGGCCACCCGGGAAGTGGTGAAAGCCAACGCGGCGGCCCACGTTGCTATGCGCCTGCGAGCCCGAGCCCGCCGGGTGGCGCTCGAAGAAGGAGCCACTCCGGTCGAGGTCAGCGAAGCCATCGCCGCAGGGTACCAGATGAGGTCAGCGTCGACATGACCACGCCGTACTACCGCGATGACAGCGTGGTCATCTACCACGGCGACTGCTTGGAGATCCCCGAGTGGCTGGAGGCCCAGATCCTGGTGACCGACCCGCCATACGGGATCGACTACACGAGCAACAAAGATCGCTACCGCGGAGGTCGGGGGAGGCGCCCCCAGGACGTGGACTCGAAGTTCCGCGGGGTCAAGATCAACGGCGACGGCTCCACCTACGTTCGAGATGTCGCTCTCGCCCAGTGGAACCTGTCGGCGGTCACTGCTAGCGGCGGGAGTCTTAAGGCCCGCAAGCCGGCCCTGGTCTTCGGAAGCTGGAAGGCCCCCAGGCCGGCCGGCACCCAGCACATCCTGGTCTGGGAGAAGGGCGAGCATGTCGGGATGGGCGACCTCTCGATGCCCTGGCGGCCGAACACCGAGGAGATCTACGTCATGGGCCACGGCCAGGGTCTCGGCGAGTTCACCGGTCACCGTGGGAGCAGCGTCCTGCGGTACAACGCCCCGAGCCCCAACTTCACCGCCGAGCGGGACCGGCACCACCCGAACGAGAAGCCCCTGGCGCTCATGCGCGCCCTGGTGGCGAAGTGCCCCCCGGGGGCGACAATCGCCGACCCGTTCATGGGGATCGGTACCACGCTGCGGGCGGCGAAGGATCTCGGGTTTCAGGCGATCGGATGCGAAGAGGACGAACGCTACTGCGAGATCGCGGTGGCACGACTGGGTCAGGAGGTGCTGCTTTGACACCGAAACCGCGGAACCCCCAGCAGGCTGCAGCCATCGCCCAGGCGTACCGAGAGCGCCGGGAACCGAACGCCATGCTCGGCGCCCATATCCGCAAGGTGCTTGAGCGCCAGGGCCACTTCGTGGACACGTACGACCCAGATTTCCTGCTGGGCACCATCGTGGCCTGGCTCGGCGAGCACGACGCCATCCTGACACCGAGCGGGGTTGAGTCCCGACGGGTACCCGACTACGAGGAGGATCTGTGACACCGGATGGAGACATCGACGTGACCGCAAGCAACATCGAATCTATCATCGACCGCGTTGTCGACACCGGCGAGCCGTGGGTGATCGGCGCCGCGGAGCCCATCGCCGTGATCGTGGAGTGGACCGAGTACCAAGCGCTCTGGAAAGCAGCCGGGCGGTGAGGGGACATGGGCAAAGAGGAGGTCGAACTGCCATGAGGAGACTTGTGACCGTAGTCCTGTGCGCAGCAACGGTGGAACTCGGAGCCTGCGGAAACCCCTTCTCCCAGTCGTACACGCACGCTGCGGATACGAGCGTAGGTGCGGGCGCGGAGATTCTCGCCAACTACCCCGGCGCCAGAGATGTCGTGGTCGAAGAGGCCAACAACAACCCGAACATCCTCCGCTGGGTGACCGCAGATGGCCAGTTCTGCACGGCCCAAGCCACCGCAGTCAACCGGCGGCCGAACACCCCCCGCGCATCTGATCACGATTCCGTATTGTCGCAAGCCGGCGCTACCGTGAGGAGCCCCACCGACCTACGGATACCGTGTATGGCAAGGGGATGGCGGTACCAGACGAACAACCTTGGTTCAGGAGGAAAGCAACGCTACAGGGGAGCCGTAACGTGACTCCGTCGCCAAAGTATGAGGCCGCTGCTGGTGCCGTCTCGATCATCCCTGCCATGCCACTGTGCTCCTGGCGATTGCCAATGCCTGAAGCCATCATCACTAGAGGAGGTAATTAGTGAGCCCGAGAATCGATACCCTGTTTGCCACGCAGGACCGCTTCGAGGAGGATACAAGGCACCACACTATGCAGGTACTACATGATGCCGGGTTATACCGACACCTACTTTTCCGTGCCCCAAAATCGGGTAGCTACTGGTTCGAGATCCTGACGTGGCCTGGTTCTCTGACGATCCACGGCGATATGGGCACCTACACATTCTCCCGTCTCACCGATATGTTCGAGTTTTTCGGCACAGGCCCGATCAACCCTGACTACTGGGCTCAAAAACTCGCTAGCCAGTCAGCGTTGGGAATCAAGGAGTTCTCGGAGACCGCGCTCAATGAGGTGGTCATGAGTCACCTTGCGGACTGGAGCGTTGAACTGACGGAAGCGGAGGAAGGCCACCTGCTCGCGGCTCTCCGGAACGCTCTCCTGCGGCCGGAGTTGGCGTTGAATCTCCATAGCTCGTACGAAGCCCTAGCCACATTTATCTGGACGGCATCTGGCGGCAAGTCGTACCAATTCATAGATGCTTGGGAGTATGACCTCTCAGCATACACAGTCCATTTCCTCTGGTGTCTCCGTGCCATTACTTATGGGATCCGCCAGTACCAAGCCAATGGAGGTGGCAATATCCCGTTGAAAGGAGAGGACCAATGGCAGTAGCCGAAGCGCACATCGACATCTGGCCTGGTGCTCTGATCGAGGTTCTCTCGATCAGCAAGGGGGACCTCAAGATCACCGTCGGGCCAGGGAGGGCAGACCGGGAGAGAGCGAAGAAGCTCATCAGCGACATGCTCCGGGCCGGCTACGCCATCTTTGTAGAGACCGACAAGGGACCCGTCAGGGTTCAGGGGTTTGAACCCGACCACATGGCCTACCTTGTGCTGGAGAAGGAGGAAGCGGGTGCCGACGAGCAAGCAGCGCAAGCGCCAGAGGAAGCGCCAGCACCGAACCCTCGCAGGACCCGGAAGGCCCGGAGCGCCAGGCGCGAGATCCCCGTCGCTGGGTCAAAAGCTACGGCTGTCGGACGAACCGCTGGCGGATAGGCTTCTTCGGGCCGACCATCAGCCGCCGCACGTCCAGCGCGCTACCGCGGTCGAGGACTCGTGGGAGACGTTCCGGTGGCGAGTGGACCTGGCCTCGACCCTGAAGGGGGACTGGCAGGGGATCCCGGTCTACATCCCGGGAGAGACGGTGGTACTTCACCGGAGGCACCCGCTCGCCGATCGCTTCCGGTCTATGAGCGAGCCGGCCTATCCGGAGGCCCCTACCCACTGCAACACCGCGGAGGAGATCGGCAAGGTCCTTAACCACTGGTTTAGCTTCCGGCGTTCCCAAGACGTCTACATCATGGAGACGGACGGGAAACGCTATGCGGTCACACTACCCGTCTCGCCTGACCACTCCATGAACCGGCTCAACCTGACGCTCCGTACCCTCGGCGCTACCGATGCCTGGGGCCTTGAGGCCGAGTACCGAGCTCGCGAGAAGCTCCGCGGCCTGCTCTCGGAGCGCCAGTGGAGGCATTACGACCTGACCGGAACCTTCCTGGAGACCTCGCCCCGGTCCCGGGTCACCTACCTTTTCCGCCGGCTCCGGCCCACCCTCGCTCTCTCTCCACGCCACAAGGACGGCAAGAGCGAAGATGACTCGACCATGCTCTGCCTCTCGGCCCTATGCCTTCACCCTGTGGGCTACTACGACGAGACCTGGGGCGGGTGTATGACGCCGACCGACGACGTGATCGCTCACCTGTTGCTCATGCGAGCTGACGAGGCCGACTTCTGGCGGCAAGCAAACCAGCATCGCCCCTGGCGGCCGGAGGCGGGAGTATGAAGCCCCGCAAGCCCATAAGCGGCCGGAGCCTAAGCCAGCAGCACGCTGCCCTGGTATGGGCAGGTGCCAGCCCCGGATTCCGGCTCCGCTGGCGGCTGCGGGCAACCGAGGACCCCGGAACGGCGAGCGCCCTCCCGAAGGAGGGCGCTCCCGACAAGGTAAACCTAGCCGATCTCGACGCCCCTCCCCTGAGGGGGGCGGAGAAACCGAAGGTCCACAGCCCCATTGTAGGGGAAGCTCCGGGTCCGGAGCAAGGCGGCGGGTAGTGGACAAACCCCCCAAGCTTGAGGCATGATCCAGTAAACAACGAAGGACCCCGCTGGAAGGGGCCCCTCGGACAAGCTGGTCGCTGTTCACCGTGGAGGAGGGCAGCGACATGATCGGAAAGAAAGCAGGTTGAGTATACCCGACTCAGGTTTGCTGCAACAGGTCCGCGGCGCCGACAGGGACGAATGACCGTCTTCGACGGGACGGGCCGTCTCTCTCCGCTGCTCACCTGGCGAGCATCTATCGCCTCCAAGGACAGCCAGTTACCGTCTACGACGCGTCACGTCGCGCTGACCCTCTCCCTTCACATGGCCGAAAAGGGGGACAGTTGCTATCCGGGAACAGCGCTGCTGGCTGACGAAACTGGCCTCTCCGAATTGACCGTGCGAAATCACCTGCAAATTCTGGCGGATAGAGGATGGCTCACGATCAAGCGGCCTCCCCATCAGGGGCGAGGGCAGTACACTCAGTACATTGTCACCACACCAAAAAGGGGTCAGGAGGTTACCCCTTTGGAGCCCGAGAAAAGGGGTTACGAGGTTACCCCTTCCGAGAAAAAGGGGTTACCTGACGAGGGAAAAGGGGTTACCTCACCGCGCTCTGCCGACCCCCTCCCCATTTTTACTGAGGAGATAAAGCAGGAGAGTAGTGCGGCGCGCGCGCGCCCGCGAAGGACGACCACCGGCATCCCCCCAGACTGGACTCCTTCGCCAGCCCTGCTCTCCTGGGCGGCAAAGGAAACACCTACCGTGAACCCACTCGACGAAGTTGCTCAGTTTCGGGATCACCATCTGGCTACCGCAAATGCAGGGGGCATACGCGACTGGGATGCGGCCTTCAGGAAGTGGATGCGTAATGCGGTCACATTTGCAGCAAGAGATGCTGCAAGGCACGTAGGCAACGGAAACAGCAAACCGAGTACGCCCTACGAGCGCACTCAGGCGGCAATAGCGAAGGTCCGTGAGGAATGGGGGATACAGCCATGAACGATCAGGAAGCACTGTTGGTGATCGATGTCTTCTGCACGAGCTACCCGCGGGTCGACTGGCCGGAGGGAACGATCAAGATGTGGGCGCGCCTGATCGCCGATCTTGACTTCGAGAAGACCCAAGCGGCGGTGGTCCACTGGTGCTCCACCGAGAAGTGGCCCCCCCAGAGCGTCGCCGAGATCCGTGAGCGGGTGATCGCTCTCGCGGTCGACCCCACACCGGAGGCCGATGAAGCTTGGCAGGAGGTCATCGCTGCGGTGCGCACCCTGGGGTCCTGGAGCGAGCCGACGTGGTCCAACCCGTTGATCGGCGAGGCGGTGAACACCCTCCGGGGGAGCTGGCAGGAACTGTGTGCCAACCTCCTCGAGGATGAGCTGGTCGCCGAGCGCGCCCACTTTCTGAAAATCTACGCCGCCAAGCGCCAGACCCACCAGCGCCATCTGCAGGCGGTCGAACCGTCCCACCGGGAGCACCTCAAGCCAGCAGCGCGCCCCATCCGGCCGATGCCGAGGGCAGCGCCCGAGACCTGGCCGTTGCTGGAAGGCGCAGAGCGCATTGGCCGGCCGATCCCCGAGTAAGGCAGTACCAGCAGCCCAGGCAGCACCGAGCAAGGAGGGAACCATGGCAGCGAGGCAGGAGGAGTATCCCGAGTACATGCGAGCGGGCGATGTCGCCCGGCTGCTCCATGTCTCACCCAAGACGGTGGCCAGGTGGGCAAGCGAGGGCAAGCTCGCCTACGTCCGCACCCTCGGCGGCCATCGGCGCTTCGCCGGGGAAGCCGTCCGGGAGCTGGTCAGGCGGCTTGGAGTTGCCGGCACTACCGAGGACGACGCTCGCCAGCGTCAGCGGGCAATGGGCGCGTGAGCCTTCATCGGCACACGTCCATGCCAGCACCCAAGGCACCTATGCGCCGGGGCCGAGGGTTTCGCCCGCGGAGCAGGCCCATGCGTCGCGGCGGGCCTCTCAAGGCCAACCCCAGCAACGATTACGAGCGGGAGCTTGACGCGGTTCGGCGCCTCATCCGCCAGCGGAGCGGAGGCCAGTGCGAGATCGGATTGCCGGGCTGCCAGGAAGGGGCCCGGCATCTGCATCACCGCAAGCTGCGCTCGAGGGGCGGCACGAACGACGCCCATAACCTCCTGGACGCCTGCGCTGCGTGTCACGACTGGGTCCATGACAACCCGGCCAAGGCCACGGAGCTCGGCCTGCAGATCCCGACCTGGGCGGAGCCAGGGCCGATCGGTGAGGTCCGTGAAGCCGTCGCAAAGTTCATCCTTGACGGATCCCGAATCGATGTGTACGGTAGCGGTACAAGGTAACGCCGAGCCGACGAAGGGAGCACCACCTTGGGTTTCATTGCGACCGGCAGCTTCGAGCAGGGGTGGACCCTTCTCGACGGCGAGTTACTACCCAGCGACCTGACTCTCCTTGGCCTCGAGCCAGATGCCCCACCGGCGGAGTACAAGCGGGGTGTCCGAGCCCCACGTTTCCCCCGGGACTCTGATGTTCCGGCCGCGGAGCAGGCGGAGGTCGACAACAAGGTCCAGCGGGCCGCGAGCGAGGCGACGATGTACGACGCTTTCGTGGCCGCGGGCGAATCGCTTGGGCTGAACCCCGGACAGATCGCAGACCTCTTCGCCGAGATCGTGAAGCCCATTCCGGAGCCGACCCTGTCGATTGCATGCCGTGAGAGGCACCACTTCGCAGCCGATTTCCCACCCGGCTGCTGTATGGGCAAGCGCCTGGATGACGACTACGCTTGGCACCGGTGCGAGTGCGACTGCCATGAGGGCCAGGAGGTCAAGCTCCCATGACGCCACGGCTTTATGACCGGGACTTCGGATGGTGGCGCCAGGAGGGCAGCTACGGCAAGCGCCTCAGCTACAACCGGGCCACCGGCGTTCTGTATCTCTTCGACGCAGACCCGTTCGCTGACCAGGCCCGGGAGCCGCTGGCTTTCATGACCGAACAGCAAGCGGCAGCCGTCGGGCAGCGGTGATCGTGGGGAAGATGACGGCCTGCAGGTCTTGGTTGAGGCGGGTCTGAGATGAGGCCCCTCACCGACCGCCAGGCGAACTCCTGCGAGCACGCGAAGACCAAACGTTGCCGGTGCCGATGCGGCGGAGCCCTCCACGGAGCAGCCAGGGTCGGCGACCGCAGCCAGCTCCCTAGCAGCGATCCGCACGGGCCGGGAAGTGGACAGATCCAGCTACAGCCAGACCCGCTCGACGCGACGGTTGCCTCAGCAACAGAAGCCTTGGTCGACCACCTGGCGCAACGGGCCGAGCCCATCAGCTCCCAGGCCGAAGCGCCGGTGGTCAGCTTCATGGACGCGCTGCGAGCCAGCATCGCAGCGGCATCTGATGCTGAGGTAGCTCGGGCCGCCGCGGTGGCCCCGAAGCCTTGGCAGGATGTGGAACTCGCTCGGCCGGATCCAACCGAAGCCCTCCTTGAGCATCTGATCCCCGAGGCCGAGATGGCTCTGCTTGGGCAGGAAGACGACGGCAGTGACGAGGATCCGGAGGCGTACGAGTGACGGCGCTTGAGGCCGCCAAGGTTCTGATGAGCCGACTGGACTATCTCACCGCAGCCCTCTTGGGGGAGGGCGTCGTCCCGACATGGGTGACCTCACTCGCCGATGAGGTTGCCCAGCTCCGGAAGGCTCTTGCCGAGCCGGTGATCGTCCTAACCCCACAGGTCGCCGAGTCCATGCTGGATCTGGCTCTCCTGACCGACCTCAGCGACCGGACGCCGGAGGAGCAGGCAGCGGTCGACTACACCGCCTACTCGCTCGCTGTGGTACAGGGAGTCCAGCCGTGAGCTGGGTCGGCGGATTCGTAATTGCCTTGGGATCATCAGTTGGGTTCTCCTATGCCGCTGGCCGCAAAGGTCCCCCCACCACGAAAAGGGCACTCTTCGCCGGCTTGTTTCTGGCGCAGTGGATCATCGTTGTAGCACCTGCGGTGACTGAGATTCTTCATGGGATGGCCGGGCCGAGCTACCCTCTCGCCCAGTATCACAGGGACTTTTTCCTCTCCCTACCGTTGCAATACATGAGCGTGAAGCTGGTGGCTCTATACCTCGAGCGGGCCGGCACAACAATTCGTGAGGCAGCTTGGCGCTTGTTCCTGAGAGGTCTCGGTGCCGAGTGGGTAGTGCCGGAGCCCGAAATCAGGGTCTGGGCCAACGGCCAGTCCCTGAACATCGAGATCCCCACTCCGCCACCCTCGGATGAACCCACCCCGGGAAGGACGGTGGTCTGATGAGTGCCCAGCCCCAGGATTTCGACCCGGCCATGCGGTGCATCGATCCTGAGCCCTTGCGTCTCGCCCTCTGGCGCCAACGTCATTCCACCCGTGACCCGATGGGCATCACGGGTATCGCCGCGGCGTTCGTTCGCGAGGCCAACGCTCGCGGTGGAGACTTCGACCTGCCCAAAGCCTTCAAGCTGATCAACGCCATTACCGCGACCCGTTATACCCTCGGCGAGCTACCCCGCTGGGTAGCTGAGGCCATGGCGGTCGCGCTCATGCTCGATCCAAAGGTGCTCTGGCCGGAGGGGCGAAGGGGCGCAGCCCTCCGGCCAGTGCCAACGTCGGGGACAGAGAGGGCAAGTCACGGTGCCGACCGGGCCGCCCCCGGGGAGACGGGTACTTCGGCAGTGGTCGTCTCCCCCGATCCCCGGCCAGCGCAGGGGACCCAGACCGATTCAGCGACGGTGGCGGGGGACACGGGCGGGACCTTTCCCCTCGCAACGCCCCCCGCTTCCCCCGCGTCCAAAGTCTGCACGAAGTGTGGTCTCGACCAGCCGTTGGACCTCGATCACTACCGCCAGGTGGGCCTGACAGCCAAGAGGCCACGCCGCTCCAGGTGGGCAAGCTGGTGCAGGGAATGCGAGCGCCAGACGGCCCAGCGGTACGCCGCCGACCAGCGGGCACGGAAGGTCGTCCGGGGCGAAGCTCCTTCAGCATTCAAGTTCCCGTGCCGCAAGCCGGGGTGCTCCGGCGGCAGCGACCGCAACGAGTGGGGACGGGGCCAGCATGAGCTGCGAGCCCACGGCCAGCTCTACGGCGACAAAGGGGCTCCGCCGGGTGGCATGATCCACAAGGGTCCACCCAGGGCGAAGAACCAGGTGGCTGGTCCGGGGGTCTACGCATGCCCGATCTGCGTCGATCGGATCTACTCCCAGGCATCGGAGATCACCGAGCACCTGCAGAAGGATCACCCGCTGGTGGAACGGTTCGATAGCTTCCCGCTTGAGTTGATCCTCGCCGAGACCGCAGCGGTGTTCGGAGTGTCCATCACCTCGCTTCTCTCTGTCAGCCAGAGGAAGCGCATCAGCGAAGCCCGCCATGTCGCCATGTACGTCGCCAGGGCCTTGACGGGGCAGTCGGTGCTGCAACTCGCCGACGCCTTCGGGCGGGATCACTCGACGGTCACCTACGCGGAGCATCTGGTGGCTGATCGGGTTGATGCTGACGAGGGCTTCGCGGTTCGCATTCAAATCCTACTGGCTCAGATCCGACGGGCCTATGATCAGGCGCGCCGCTTGAGGGACGAGGCGCCCGGGATCAACGTCCCGCGGCCGGGGGGCCAGGAAGGGGCTGATGGTGACGCGGTTGTGTGCGCTCCCGCGGAGCCTTCGGCCCCGACCGGCCCCGACGAGCCCGAGTGGGAGATGCCCGACGGAGCCATGCCCGGTGCCTGAGCCGATCCAGTTGCCCATCTTGGTCTCGGCGCCCACCGGGAAGTTTTGCCCTGGCTGCGACACCGACAAGGTCCGGAGCGACTTCTTCCCGAATACAGCTCGCCGGGACGGGCTCTCGACGTACTGCCGGAGCTGTGGATCCAACCCGGCGGCGAAAGCCGGGCCGAAGAGGATGCTGCCGGCAGAGCCGATCGTCCCCAGGTTGCGCCGCACCACGCTGATGCTTGCCTACCATGAGCACGGAAACGACTTCGGTGTCCGGCGCCTCGCCACCCAGATGGCGGCGACCTTCGGAGGCGACCCGGAGGTCTACCGGGTCCAGATCGACCGGCTGTTGCGGGGTGACCTGGAGACAATCCACCGGGACAGCGCGGACCGCCTCGCCATCGCGGTGGGCGGCAGCGCCCCTGAGATTTGGCGAGGAGCATGGTGAGCGGCCTGACCGACCCGACCCGCCAGGAGGTAGTCGATTTCATGACCGCGCTGCGGGAATCGGTCGACGCCGGAAAGAGCGACGCCCCGGAAGAGGCGGTATTCACGCTGGACGACGGGATCTTCGTGGTAACCGGCCGCGGCGAGAGCCCCACTCTGGCGGTGGCCCTTGGAGGGCTGGCGAGTGCTCACCCATCATGGTTCCAAGCAGGGACCGTGGTGGCAGCGTTCATGCCAATTCGGATCGGGCTGGCTCTCCGTTGCCGAGGGTTCGCGGCTGAATTTGCGGTGAGCAAGCACGCCTCCTGGGTGGTGCGACTGCTGGCACGGTCGTACTTGTGGACGATCCGGGCGGCACGGATCACCTACCTCCCCGAGCCGAGGCCGAGATGAACGAGCTGCGAATCGCCAATCTCCGTGCCGCTTTGAAGGGAATCGCCGAGACCGGATGTCGGTGCCGGGTGAGTACCGTCAGACCATGCCGGGCATGCGCAGCCAAAGAAGCCCTTGCAGTAGACGATCTCTTGGAAAGTCCGACTATCTGCGAGCACTGTGGTACTCCGGTTCAACCCGGACATCCGCATGGCCGACGGTGGGGGATGTGTTGGACGCCGGAATCGAAGTGACCGAGACCCCGCTCTGGGCGCAGGGGGAGAGCGAAGCTGTCCGGCGAATGTGGGTGGACGCTTGGGCGTTGCTTGAAGACGCTGCCGAACTGGCACATGAAGTGGCGGCGGGACGCCGGCCGGACGACTTCGAGGCCGCGATCCTGCGGGACCGTATTGGTCGGTTCCTATTGCAGGCCACAGTGACCGAACCCACCACCGAAGCTCAGTGCCCGTCATGTGCCAACTGTGGGGCCACGGATCTCAGTGACAACCCGACCGTCTGCAGGCTGTGCGGGGCCAGCTTGTTCGGCGAGGTACCGGAACGCCATCTCCGATCCATACCAGGCGGAGACTCCGCCACGACAACGAAAGGAACCAGCTCATGACCAGACGCCAGCACGCGACGGTTCTCCTCGCCACCCTCCTGTGGGTGGTGCTCACGTCCGGTCTCGCCGGAGCCATGCCCCGTGACGCCGTAGACAACGCCGCCGCCGGCTTCCGCACCAGCCGCTTGGTAGTCGATCCGGCGGTTGCCAGCTCCATCAGCCCGAGTGACACCGCTGCGCTGCGAGGCAAGCTCGACCATGCCACCACGCCGATCCTGATCGCCATCCTGCCCGACTCGGCGGTTGGCCCGACACCGCTTGCTCCCATTGCAGTCGAGACCACCACCTACCGCCTGGCGACCACCACGGCAATCCCGGCGACGGTGGGGATGGTGCTTCCCCAGAGCCACTTCTTCCGGGCGACCTCTTCAATCGTGAAGCCGTGCCCTACTGGGACCGCGGGCTGCACGCCGCCGGGGAGCCCATCGGGCACAGCCGACATGCTGGCCATCGCTGCGGCTCGAGCCCATGGCAAGCAGGGTCTCCTGCCCATGGTCTCGGACTTCGTGGATTCGATTCAGAATGCCTATGCAGCCCAGACCGAGGCAGGCAAGCCGAAGCCGCCGCCTTCGCATGCAAACCCTCTCGGTCCGATCCTGATCCTCCTGGGTCTGGGAACCGGCGGAGTGTCCCTGATCATGGTCAGCCGACGGAGCAAGCAAGCTCGCCGGACCGGCAAGACGAAGGTCACCGCCGCTTGGAACGACCTCGGCTCGGACCTGGTTGCGCACTCGGATCTGGCCGACAGCACCGACGAGGCCCGGCGCAATGCCTATCTCTCGGCCCAGAGCGCCTACGAGAACGCCGGGGGCAACATGGCCCACGCGAAGACGGCGGAGGATTGGTCGACCATCGGTGAGATCGTCGCCGGAGGGCGGCGCTCCATGCTGGAAGCGAAGACCATCTATCGGCCGAGTCCCCACACCGTGGCCGTCGGCATCGCCGGAACCGGTACGGTGACCCGCATGGCCGGGACCGTGGCCGAAGAGCCCGAGCCACTCCGACACCGTCATCGCAACGGTGTCAGGCAGTTCTATTACCCGGCAGGCAGCTACATGGGGCGGTCCTGGGGTGGCGGCTGGTACGGCGGCGACCCCTGGCTACAAGATGTGATCATGTACGAGGCCATGGAGGATCTGGTCGATGATCCCGACGAAGCCAGGTGGGACGACGACGACCGGAGCCCGCAATCCTATGAGCCGCCACCCAGCTACGACCCCGCACCCACGTACGATCCACCTACAGCGCCCAGCTACGACCCGCCCCCGTCGTACGACGACCCATCCTCATCTGGCGGCGGCTTCGACTTCGGCGGAGGAGGGGACTCTGGAGGTGGAGGCGGCGACTGGTAACCCGGCAAGGCATCACCCAGCCCAAGCGGATCACGATGGCAGCAAGAGAGGAGAGGTATGGCAGAGGCACAGGCACCAAAATCCAGCATCACGCTTGCCAGCACGTGGCTCGCAAGGCACCGAGGCGGGGCATTTGACCACGAGGTCACGGCGAAGCTCGCCGAGTTGGTTGAGCGGGTCGGGTTCGTTGGCAAGAAGGGCACCATCACCATCAAGATCGAGGTCAAGCCCGGCGCAAAGGGCGCTGACTACCTGCACGTGATCGACCACGTCACGACGGTCCTTCCAGAGCATGACCGCGAGGAGAAGGTCTACTGGGAAGATCCCGAGACCCATGAGCTGGTCCGGCACGATCCAGCCAACGCCCGCATGTTCCCGGACAGCGCCGAGACGTCCAAGGAGTAGGCCCGAGCACCACCGAACCACGAGGGGAGCGACAAAGGTATGACGGACAGAGTGGAAGCAGACGCGGTGAGGGACCTGGCCTTCGATGCGGCCGGGGTCAAGCAGGGGCCGGTGCTCGGCGGGCCGGGATGGGCGACCGTCTACGTCCCCGGCTCGGGTTGGGTCACGCTGGACGAGACCAGCCGTCGCTCCAACCCCGAGCGGCCCACCGGAAGTATCCAGGTGTATGACCCGGTGAGCTTCATGCTGGCGCTCGCCCAGCGCCAGGACAGCGCCTATCCTCTGGTCGCCTACGCCGACGACGGCCCGAAGGTGCTCGCGGCAGTCCTGAACGATGACAAGGGCAACGCTGCAGGCTGGCGGGACTACCGAGTCAAGATGATCCAGCGGCGGACGCCGGAGTGGGAGGAGTGGCTCCGTCCCGATCTCAACGAGAGGCCGCTCTCCCAAGAGATGTTCGCCGAGATCCTGGAAGATCGGGCAAGCCAGGTGGTCGACCCGGACGCCGCCACCATGCTTGAGATCGCCCAGACACTACAGGGCACCCTCAAGGCGGACTGGACCGCGGGCCACAGGCTCCAGAGTGGCGCCCGGCAACTGAAGTGGGCGGAGACCGTCAACGCCACAGCAGGTGAGGCTGGCACTCTGGAGATCCCCGCCAGCTTCGTGGTTCGTCTCCCGATGTTCATGGGTGCTCCGCTCACCGATGTGCGGATCATGTTCCGATTCCGGATCGGCCCGCCCCTGAAGCTGATGTACAAGGTCATCGACGCTGACCGCCTCGAGCGCGAAGCCTTCGAGGCCGCGGTCACGCAGGTCAGGGAAGCGGCCGGAGCGCCCGTCATCATCCTCGGCCCGGCACCGCAGGAGTCCTGATGGGCTACGCCGAGCACGGGGCTCCCGACTACGCCAGCAAGACCGCGGCGGGCTGCGAGGCCACCGGCGAGCCCTGTTTCCTGTTGCGCGGCCGAGACAGCCATGCCCCGGGCATGGTCGCGCTCTGGGCGGATGAGGTCTCCGACCCACACCTAGTGGCAGACGCTCGCCGGATCTCCGAGGCCATGATCGCTTGGCAGCGACAGCATGGGGCGAAGGAACCTGATTGGGATCGGCCCGACATGTCATTTCTTCCGGTCGGTCCTTGTCCTGCCTGCGGCTCGTCCGAGATCGACCTCGTCACCGTGGATGGCTACGGTCGAGTCTGGCTCTGCGAATGCGACCGCCAGGTACCGGAACGCACCCTGCCACCGGAGATCCTTCGAGAAGTGCTCCGGCAAAGGGACGACGGCTGATGAACGAGCCCACCGACGCCGACGTGGTCGAGGCCCAGCTTGCCAGCAAGGCACGCAAACCTCGATCACGTCCGGCGCGGCGGGGCTCACGCCTCACCGGGAGCCAGCTTCTCGACCGGGAGATGACCGAAGCCCAGCTACAGAGCGCCATCATCGAGGCCGCCCACCGCAACGGCTGGCTCGTCATGCACTCTCGCCCGGCGGGAGTGGGCGGAGGCCATCGGCGCCGAGCTGTGGCGGCCCAGCGACTTGCCCATGATTCTCCGGCGGCTCTCGGCCACTACTCCAGAAGGTGGTGCCCGGAAGGTCTGGACGGACGACAACCGGAGCGGGAAGATCCCCCGTGAGTGACAAGAGCGCGATCGAATGGACCGACGCGACTTGGAATCCCGTCACCGGCTGCGACCGGGTGTCGGAGGGGTGTGACAACTGCTACGCGCTGCGGGACGCCAGGCGCCTCAAGGCGATGGGATCTGCCCGGTACCGGTGTGACGGGAATCCGAAGACAAGCGGGCCCGGGTTTGGGTTGACCATCCACCCTGACGTGCTGGGGAAGCCGTTTCACTGGACGCCCCGGCGGATCTTCGTCAATAGCATGAGTGACCTATTCCACGACGGCGTGCCGGATTGGTTCATCTACGCCGTGTGGCGCGTGATGGCGCAGACGCCGCAGCACATCTACCAGATCCTCACGAAGCGCCCTCGCCGGATGCTCTCGTGGTTCGAGAAGCTAGCCGATAGAGGGCCGGTATACGTCGGCCCCACGCTGTGGAGGCCGGGTGAGCCGGCGAAGGCGTCGCCGGTCGGGGATGTCACGTTGGAGCAGGCCCAGGCGGTAGTCGGCTCCGGGCGCGCCAAGATGTTCGCTGACTGGCGCATGAGCTTGGGTGATCCGCCCGAGGGCTGCGTGCATCCGCCGTACGACTGGATGGACGGTGAACGATGGTGGCCGACGGTACTTCCGAATGTCTGGCTCGGCGTCAGTGTGGAGAACCAGCGCTGGGCCGATCAACGTATCCCCCTGTTGTTGCAGACGCCAGCCGCCGTGCGCTTCCTCTCCTGCGAGCCGCTGCTCGGGCCGATCCGCCTTGACCGATGGATTGGCTTTCCTCGCCTGACTCCCGATGGCAAGCACTGGGAAAGCGTGGACAGTCCACCATCGATTTCGTGGGTGATCGTCGGTGGTGAGAGCGGCTCAGGTGCTAGGCCGATGCATCCTGACTGGGCACGGACAATCCGGGATCAGAGCGTGGCCGCGGGGGTGCCGTATTTCTTTAAGCAATGGGGTGAGTGGAGTCCGCTGGCGCCCATGCGCGACGGGGTGTTTGACTTCCGGAATGGCCACGTCTTGGCCGACGATGGGACCCTGTACCGTGCCGAGGATCTGAGCTACCCGGACGGGCCGCGTTGGGGAGAGGCAACCCGGGCGCACCACGACCGGGCGAACCTGACGGCGATGTACCGGGTGGGCAGGAAGGCCGCTGGCCGTGAGTTGGACGACCGGGTATGGAGTGAGTTTCCCTCATGAGCCGCGAGCCTCGTCCAAGATGTACCGGCCTGGCCGCCACCTGGTGTCCGAACCACGGGCGCTGCACCTGCCCTGCGCCGGAGGAGGCCAAAGATCCGCTGTGCCCGCTACACGCCCCAGACAGCCTGCATGCCGAGGAGGTGAGCGGCGTGTCCCGAAACCAGGTCCGCCTCGAGGTATGAGCCCCACGCCGGCAACTCTGATTCTCCGAGGCGACGCCCTACGGATCCCGCTGGCCGACGCCTCGGTGCACCTGATCGTGACCAGCCCCCCCTACTTCGCCCTGCGGAGCTACCTCGACAGCCAGAGCCACTACAGCGGCCAGGTGGGCGACGAGAGCCATCCCAGTCTCTATCTTGAGGCGCTGTGGACCGTCATGGCCGAATGCTGGCGGGTGCTCACGCCGGACGGCTCGGTCTGGATCAACCTGGGCGACAAGCGGTCGGGAAGCGGGGGACACAACAACGATGGGATCTCAGAGAAGTCGACGTTGAGCGGAACCGGACATAGAGGTGGAGTGGCCGCAGACGGGTCGCCCAACAAGATCAAGGCCACCCGGCGCAACGCGCCCGACCGCTACGAACAGGCAGCCTTCGGACGTTCCAAGTCCCGCCAGCTACTTCCCGAGCGGTTCATCATCGGCTGCGAGGATGGCGTGGCCTCGGGGGTCTGCCGATGCACCCACCGACAAGGGGATCACCACTGGGTGGTCGGGTGCCTAGAGTGTGGATGCACCGAGTACCGCGGCATGGGCTGGATCGCCCGCCAGGTGGGGATCTGGGAAAAGGCGAACGGGTTGCCAGAGAGCGTGCAGGACCGGACCCGGGACGACTTCGAGTACCTCTACCACCTGACCAAATCGGAGAGCTACTACAGCGCTGTGGACGAGATCCGGGACATCTACTCCAGCGGCGCCGGTGATGGTGGGCCAAGTGAGACCAATCCGCTTGGTAAACTGCCCGGCTCTATCTGGCGCATGGCCACCGAGCCGCTGTCGCTCCCGGACTATTTCGTGGAGGTCGGCGGTGAGTGGCAGGAGATCCGCAAGGGAACACTCAAGAAGCCGGTTGGCTATGAGGGGGGAGGGCTCTTTGACTACCCGCAAGCGCTCGATCCCGTCTACCCCGGGCTGGTGGCGCTCTGGCGGATGGTGGAGGACAGGCTTCGCCAGGGAGTCACCCAGCCCATGACAATGCTCGACATAGATCACTTCGCGGCCTTCCCGACGGAGCTGCCTCGTCGGATCATTCTGGGTTGGAGCCCTCCTGCCATCTGCCTGCGCTGCGGCGAGGGGCGGAGACCGGTGGTGGAGAAGCGGCTCGAAGTGGATCACGAGACCACCCAGCGCTGTCCGGGAAAGCGTGATGGGAGCGAGCCAAATGGAAACTCTCGCGGGATGAACGGGAACGCCCCTGTCGGTAGCACGCAGGCCACCATCCTTGGCTATGCCTGCGCCTGCACCCCCTTTACGGACCATCCAAGGAGCGGGAATGGTGGCATGCGTCATGCGGAGGCGATTGCTCACGGTATGGCCAGCGCGTCGAAGGGCCAGAACTGGGGCGGCAAGCAGGACTATTCCGCTCGCCCCAAGGTTGGCCCGTGGCGCGAGTACCACCTTGACCGCTGGATCCCGCCCCCATCCCGCCCGGCTGTGGTTCTCGATCCCTTCTGCGGAACGGGTACGACCGTCGGTGTTGCCCAGGCCCTCGGCCGCCACGGTGTCGGGCTGGACCTGAGCGCCGACTATGCTCGCCTTGCCTGCTGGCGAGTAGCCCAACCCAAGCAATGGGCGAAGGCGACTGCCAGATCGTGGGCCGAAGCCCAGGGAATGCTCCTGTGACCCAGCGCAGCAGGCGGGGATATTGTCGTCAGGACGGATGCCGGGCTCCGGTGCTCTGGCTTCGCCATCTCAGGACCGGCATCTCAGCGCCGATCGATGTTGGCCCGAGCTCCGACGGCAACATAGAGATCAACGAGACGGCGGGGACTTACCGAGTGGTGCCGAAGGACGAGCGAGCAGGGAAGGCGCTCCACCTGAACCACTGGGTGACCTGTGCGGAGAAGCCCAGCAAGCGCGGATAGGGAAAGGGAGTCTTCATTGGTTACTCGCCTCTTCGACACCGGTCCTGGCCCCGCCATCCCCGGGTCTCCGTCCGAGCACCCCGCCGTACAGCCCTGTGGGTCGTGCGGAGTAGAGACCCATTGGCGCTGGGACCGGAGCCGCGAGCAATGGCGCTGCCTGCGCTGTGCTGCTACCCAGGGATGGGCGAGCCGACAGGCCACACCGGACGAGGTCGACAACGGCTGCGAGCTTGGTATCGCATACGACCCGGTGGGAGGATGGCCGGCATGAAGCAAGCCAGCGGGGACCTCTGGCGGCTGCCGGGCGACGCCCGCTGCATCACGGTCAACGGTGCCACCCGCAAGGATGGGACCGCGGTCATGGGACGGGGGACGGCAGCCCAGGCAGCCCAGCGGTACCCCCGACTACCGAAGATCCTTGGCGAATCCATCCGGCGTCGCGGGAACCACGTCGTTGATCTCTTTATGCCGGGCGAGCCGATGCTGATCAGCTTCCCGGTCAAGCACCATTGGCGTCAGCCCGCAGACCTCGCTCTGATCGGCAGGTCCTGTGGGGAGCTAATGGATCTGGCGGATCGTATGGGGTTGGAGGCCATCCTTCTGACCAGACCTGGGTGCGGAAATGGCCGGCTCGCTTGGGCGGAGGTAGGCCCGGCGATCGCTCCTCTTCTTGATGATCGGGTAACCATCGTCTATGCGGATGTGATCCGGTGAGCGTCGAGGAGCACATCTGGATTCGCTGCGACCACCCGACCTGTGACACCAGGACGCCGGATCACGTCGACCGCATAGAGGCCCGGCGCTGGGCCGCTGATCACGGCTGGGCGCACCAACACCCATCTCGAGATCATTGCCCCACCCACGCCGGCAAAGAGCCTGTCGTGGCCAGCCAGGGGCCGGCGACGCCAAGTCTGCTCCCGGGCCCGGATGAGGGCTACTGGTCACCGGAGGCTCGCCGGGCCCGGCTTGAGCGGGACTTGGATCGGATCATGCGATGAAGCTGACCGTGGTGAGCGGCGAGGGACCTTGGGAACCTGGGGCGATCTTCGATGCCCACTGGCACCTGCAGCTACGGGTGGTGAGCGGCGAGCCCCCGTGGGAACCAGGACGTGAGCTGGTCGCTACCCTTGACAACCCGCCGGAGGATATGCCCATAATCCCGGGCCGGGTCGGACGGGTTAGTGGGTTATCTCATTGGACTGAGACGCCTTCGGGCTCTCCCACCCCGAACACTCATCCGGCACTCAAAGACCGGTAGGGGACTGGGTCGGAGGATCAGTCGGTTATCTTGCCACGGGCATATGCCCGAGACCCGCAGGCCAAGAACCTGCAACCCGGGAAACCGGGCCATCCGACGTCCACAACTCATCCGGTCCCCGTACCCCTCTACCGCCTGACGCTGCTACCGAAGCCTTGACAGCCCGGTCCTACGTATGCACATACTGTCTAGCCGGGTCGGATGACGTCGGTTACCACTCTGGATGGGGAGGTCGCAGGTTCAAATCCTGCCAGGGTCCTCAAGGGGCACCCTGTAGCTCAGCGGCCAGAGCGCCAAAACCCGATGCCAACTACTCATCCGGCACCCTACAGCCCGGGAGGGAACACATGGCGGTCAAGCAGTACCTTCGAGACCTCGATCCACGCCGGACCCCCCAGAGCCAGCCGATCCCAGGGCGTGAGGCCCGCATGGGCCGCAACGAGGCCGGCGGCTATACCTTCCTGGTTGACGATTGGACTAGGCTCGACCGGTTCCTGATTCTTGGAACGGCAGGAGGGACCTACTACAGCGGTGAGCGGGAGCTGACCTTGGAGAACGCCGCGGTGGTCCGTCGGTGCATCGCCCAGGATGGGCCCCGCACCGTAGCGCGCATCGCCGAGATCAGCGACACCGGACGGGCGCCGAAGAATGACCCGGCCATCCTCGCCCTCGCCATGGCGGCGAAGCTTGGCGACGACCGCACCCGCACCCTGGCTTATGGCGCCGTGCCCATGGTCTGCCGGATCGGCACTCACATCTTTGACTTCGCCGCTGCGATTGACGCCATGGGTGGATGGGGCCGGGGAGCACGGCGGGCCATCGCTGCCTGGTACGACAGCCGCGGGGCCATGAGTCCTCAGCTCCCCGGGTTTGACGAGGGCATGCTCGACCCCGAGAGCGGGATGGGCGGAGCTGAGATCCAGCGCCGGAAGGATGCCGCTCTCGCCTACCAGCTCGTGAAGTACCGCCAGCGCAACGGCTGGTCGCACCGGGATCTGCTCCGCCTGAGCCACGCCAGGCCCTCTCCCCTGCTTGCCTGGGCTGCTGGCAAGGGCGAGGCGGACACGGGCGTCGACCGGCCGGCGGGCTTCCCGGAGATCATCGGCATCTTTGAGGAGCTGCAGGCGACCCGGGATCCCAAGCGCGCTGCCCAGCTCATCAGCGTGTACCGGATGCCCTGGGAGACGGTTCCCACCGAGCTGCACGACAGCCCGGAGGTCTGGGCAGCCCTTCTCGAGTCCATGCCGCCGACGGCGCTGCTTCGCAACCTGGGACGGCTCACCAGCTTGGGAGTGGTCAAGCCCTTCAGCGAGGGCCTGAAGCGCGCCGTGGCCACGCTGACGAGCCCGGAGCGGCTGAGCAAGGCCAGGGTGCATCCCATGGCAGTCCTACTCGCCGGGCGGATCTACGGCCAAGGCCACGGGGTAAGGGGCTCTCTCACCTGGACGCCGGTCCAGCAGATCAATGACGCTCTCGAGGAAGCTTTCGAGGCGGCCATGGTTGGGGTTGAGCCCACCGGCAAGCGCACCTTGATCGCGGTCGACGTGTCGGGTTCCATGACCACCTACCGGGTGGCCGACTACCCGATCACGGCGGCCGAGGCGGCAGCGGCCATGGCGCTGGTCATCGCCCGCACCGAGCCCGAGTACTTCGTGTTGGGCTTCACCACCAGGCCGATCGCCCTCACCATCAGTCCCCGGATGCGGTTCCATGGAGCGGTGGCCGCGGTGAGCCACATGCGACCGGAGGCAACCGATGCCTCGGTGCCCATGCGCTGGTGCGAAGCCGAGGGTCTGCCGGCGGAGACCATCGTGGCTTTGACCGACAACGCCACCTGGGCGGGCTCGATGCACCCGGCCATCGCGCTCGAGAGCCTCCGCAAGAAGGTGGCACCCGGGGTCAGGTTCATTGACTGCGCCTTCACGCCGACCCCCGGAGGCATCGGTGACACCCTCGATCCACTCACGCTTCACTGCGTGGGCCTCGACGCCAGCCTCCCGGAGATCGTCCGCAGCTTCGCCGCCGGGGAGTTCTAAGTGGACAGGCCATGGCCGGGAGAGGACGCTGCCAGCGCTTGGAACGCCCTGATCGGCTGGGACCCATCGGTGACCACCGGGTCGGTGCCGGTGATGTGTGAGCACTGCGGCAGGGACCTCGAGCGGATCGTCGCCACCGCGCCGGACGGACGGACTCAGCGGATCTTCGTGTGGTGCCCAGCCTGCGGGGTGGTGACCTGCGATGCCACCCGGGCCCGGGAGTCGGTCAGGGCCTACGTATGCCCCGGCGGAGCTACCGAGGTCGGGGAGATATGGGGCCCCGCTCCCGAGCCGCTTTACAGCTCGAGCTTCCCAGCGGTGGCGCGATGACCACAGACCCGACCTGGAGGCCACCGCCGCGCCGGCAGCGCCAGCACCGTCCCCTGAACGTCTACCTGCCGGATTCCCTGCGGGACCGCATGGACCGGGCGCCGGGCAAGATCAACTGGTCGGCGATCTGCCAGCGGGCCATCGAAACGGCGCTCGAGGTTCTCGAGGCCGCAACACAAAGGACCCCCCATCCCGGGGGGTCCGACGCTTCTACGGTTCCCTTCAGCTACAGCGACTAGGCCACCGGCCAGGGCTTACGCCGGAGGATCTCGGCGACGCTGAAGTCGGCGACCCGGCCAGGGGCGACCCGCAGGCCCAGGTGCGTGACGCCTTCCGAGGCCCGGAGCTTCTGAGCCCACGAGGCGCTGATGAACTTGCGGCCCGGGTAGCGGACCCATCCGCGGCCGGGCTTGAAGACCTGAGCGATCGTCGGGTGGCTGCGGGGATCGGTGCCGATGTTGCGGAGGTAGGCATAGACAACGGGCGGGACTTGCGACTGGTGGTTCATGAACGGGCTCCTTCTTTGGGGGAAGGCGGATGGGGACTAGACGGCGCGGCTGATCCGGCGGCCGACACTGGCCGACCAGGTGGTCTGGGTGACCTCGTCCACCGCGGTAGCGACGGCTGAGGTGACTACGACGGTCGGGATCCCGGAGTCGAATCGCATGGAGCCAGTGCAAACGTGGCCTTCGAAAAGGTGGACCTGAAGGTCCGTGTCGTCCAGCGCCAGGCGCAGCCGCGGAGCCCGGGGGTAGTTGCCGTAGGCCGCATAAAGGATGTCGACGCCGCCAAACACGTTGGGGGTCCACTTGACGCCCTTGATCGCGGCGGTGATTGCGGTGATCTGCGAGTCCATGATCAGTCTCCGTTCCGGTAGGTTTACCTTGTAGTCACAGAATACATCTGGGGCGGTAGGGTGTCAAGCCATGCGGGACGATTCTAAGATTGTAGATTTAGCCAGTTATCGGATGACAAGGAGACGAGGGAACTTGTAGACAAAGCAGCTTGTGGACTTCGGGAGGTGCCCATACAATTAGGAACATCATGGAAGCTACCGACGCCAGAGCGAAGCCCCGCCGGGCTTCTCGACGGCGGCACACCCACCTGCGTATCATTTCGTCCGTGACCCACGAGGACCCGGGCGGGATGTGCCTGCGCGAAGGGTGCAAGAGAACGGACGAGCTGATCGCCGAGTACGTCGGCACGGCCACCTACACCGTGACCTGCCCCGACCACCGCCTCTGGGACCCCGAGCTCGCCGTCTAGTGCCGGAGGCGCCGCCCCGCTGGCGGACGCGGATCGTCGGCCAGGGTGACGAAGATCCGAAGGCGCTGGTCGCCAACCCTCGGAACTTCCGGCTGCATCCCCGCCGGCAGGCCGAGGCCACCACCGGCAGCTTGGATGAGTTGGGGTGGATCCAGCGGGTCACGGTGAATCGCTCTACGGGTTACGTGGTGAACGGACACCTTCGGGTTGAACTGGCGGCCGGCCGTGGCGACCCCACGGTGCCCGTGAGCTATGTCGAGCTCTCCGAGGCGGAGGAGGCTCTGGCTATTGCCACCCTGGACCCCATCGCAGCCATGGCAGTCGCCGATAGAGAAAAGTTGGGCGTGGTGTTGGCAGATATCAGCACGGACAACCCCGCGATCGTTGCCATGCTCGAGGATCTGGCAACCACGGTCGGCGCCGGCCTCGGCCAGCAGCCAGTCACCGAGGACGACGTTCCGGATGGCGATGATCTCCTCGAGCAGTGGGGGGTGGAGCCGGGCCAGCTCTGGGCGGCCGGCTCCCATCGGGTGATGTGCGGCGACGTGCTCGCCAGAGACGACGTGGCAGCGCTCATGGCCGGGGCCAAGGCGGCCATGGTCTGGACGAGCCCGCCAGCCGGCGTCCCGCTGGTTGGAGCTCTTCGCAACGTCTCGGCCTTCCTGGAGCCCCGGAGCCCGTTCTACGTCCTGGCACCGCCGGCAGCCGTTCTGGAAACGTGGGAGGCCGTTGAGGCGGCGGGGTGGCGGCTGCACGAATCGCTGGCGTGGGTGCAGGACGGCCCTGCCACCGACGAGCCTGGGTACAACCAGGCCCATGGCGATCTGCTGTATGGCTACCTTCCCGGCACCGGTCGCGCAGGGCGAGGCCGGGGCGACGCCAGCCGCTGGCACGGCGACAACACCCAGACATCGGTGTTCGAGATCCCGCGCCGGCCTCGCAGCACGCCGGTGGAGCTGGCGGCGATCGGGATTCGCAACTCCTCGCCTGCAGGGGGCTCCGTGCTGGACCCCTTCGCCGGCAGCGGGACCACCGTTATTGCCTGCCAGCAGCTCCGTAGGTCCGCGCGAGCCATTGACGCCAACCCTTGGATGGTCGCCCTGACCCTGCAGCGGTACGAGGGCTTCACCGGCGAGGCTCCCCGGCGGCTGTCGTGACGGCAGAGCCTCTTCTCCCTTTCGATACCGACGATCCCAGCTTTACGCTGGAAGTGGAGCTGGGCATGGTCTGGGTGCATACCGGCGAGGGACGGCGAGAGTTCACAGTCCACGTCGAGAACGCTGAGATGATGCTGCGCGTGGCGGAGGCGCGGGGCTTATCGGTACGGGCAGACCCGCTTGGTGAGTTTTGGCTGGCGGTGGTTTTCTCGTGATCCGCCACCGGCTGGCCACGGCTGCCCGCTGGGTGGGTGATGTGCTCCGCCCCCTGGCCCACCGGCTGCATGGCGATCTGGAGTGGAGGGCGCGTAACGGCTCAGGGATTCACCCTCCGCCTGCGCCCCAGGGAATGGACACGTCCATGGATGCGCCGGAGGACTTCGATGGCTGATCCCTGGCGCAACCGGCTTACCGGAGCGGGCCTCATGGATCCGGGCAGCCTCCTGGCCCATCCGGACAACTGGAGGATCCACCCGCTCGACCAGCGGGAAGCCCTCGAGGGTGCCCTGGAGGCCCTGGGGTGGATCTCGGAGATCACGGTCAACGAACGCACCGGCCATGTGGTCGACGGCCACTTGCGCGTGGCGCTTGCCCTCAGCCGCAACGAGCCGGTCGTACCGGTCAGCTACATCGACCTGAGCCCGGAAGAGGAGCGCCTGGCCCTGGCGCTGGTCGACCCACTTTCGGCGCTGGCGCAGGCCAGCCCGAAAGCCTACGAGGCGCTCATGGGCTCGATTGACATGGATGCTATGGATCTGCACGCCGGTCTGACCCTCATGCTAGAAGGGTTCGGCAAGGGGATCGGCGTTGGGATCGGTACCGGGGGATCGGCTGGTGATGAAGACTGTCTTGCCGAGGACGTCGACGCCGCCGAGGCCCTGCAAGCGAAGTGGAAGGTGGCGTCGGGTCAGGTCTGGGTGGCTGGCGAGCACCGGCTCATGTGCGGGGACAGCCGCGACCCCGACGCCGTGGCGAGGCTTCTCGACGGCAAGCTGGCAGACCTGCTGTGGACGGATCCGCCTTACGGCGTCGACTACGAGGGGAAGACGGCGGATGCCCTGACGATCGACAACGACCACCTGGCGGAGCTTCCCGACCTCCTCGCCCGGGTGTTCCGGGTGGCCACCTCGCACCTGATCCCCAGCGCTCCTTTCTACAGTGCCGCCCCGGCAGGGCGGCACTGGCTGATCTTCGTGCGGGCGATCCGGGCCGCCGGCTGGCGCCTCGAGCGCAGTCTGGTCTGGAAGAAGGACACCATGGTGCTCGGTCACTCGGACTACCACTACCGCCATGAGAATGTGCTCTATGGAGCAACGGGAACGGGAGCGGGCGAGCTTCCCTGGTACGGCAAGGCCGCCAGCACCGTGCTTGACGTCGACCGACCGAAGCGTTCCGAGCTGCACCCGACCACCAAACCCCTGGGGCTGATCACCGGCGCTCTGGAAAATTCGAGTGAACCGGGCGCGCTGGTTTACGATCCCTTCGGCGGGAGCGGCAGCACCGCCGTCGCATGCGAACTGGGGGGTCGGAGGGCGAGACTCATGGAGCTGGTCCCGAAGTACACCGCCGTGGCGCTCGAGCGCCTGGCGGCCCTCCATCCGGAGCTGGCGTGAGGCGCTGGCTGCGTCGCCTGCGGGGCTGGTGGAACGGCCTCCCGGCCATCACCCGCCAGCACCTGCGTCATCTGGAGACCTTCGACGTACCGAAGGGTTAAGGACTGTTCACGTGCTTTCTGAGCATTACCCATTGCTTTTGGTGACAGAGTGCGGATACTGGTGCTTGATCGGCGGGAACAAGGCCCGTCGTCCGAGCAAGGGGAAGGTCCATGATTGACGCTGCAGAGCTTGACGCCGCACCCGAAGCCACCGAGCCCGTCGAGGAGCTTGCTGTACTCGTGCCCGAAGCACCGGAGCCTCCGGCCTTTGCGAAGGGCCAGGAGATCGCCGTCGACGGACAGCGCGGCATCTTCACCTTCGATTTCTACCGCCGCACCCGGGGCAAGGGCATCCTTCAGGCCCGGGTCATCGACCGCGAGGGCAAACCACACTTCTACGCGGCCGACAAGATTCACCTTCCGACCGGCGCCAGCGGCCGGGTCCGGGCCGGCAGCCGCAACGCCGAGTACCTCGAGGCCTTGCAGCGCGACGGCACGCTGGTCATCACGGTTCCGAGCGTCGGCCCCACCGGCGGGAAGACGCCGCACGCCACGGCCAGCGCCCAGGTCTACACCCTGGCGCGCAAGGCCGGCCTGAGTGTCAAGATCCACCGGGAGGGCAACACCCTCACCGCCACGGTGATCGACCCGGCGTGAACCGATGCGGCGGGGCCCGTCCCGTTCCTACCCTCACAACCTCAGCTGCCCAGCGGCTCTGGGAGGCACGGGTCGGGGCGGGCCTCAGCCTGCGGGATCTGGCGAAAGCCTTGGGCATCCCCGCCCAGGTCTACAGCGACCTCGAGCATGGTCGGAACACGGACCCTGACCTGCTCGCGCGTGCCCAGGCGGAGGTCACCTGGCTGGCGGCCTCGAAGTGACCTGGCCGTGGCGGGGCAGGGGCGGCGCCGGGGCCACGCTGCCGGCCGAGCCGACCGCAGATACCATTGCTCACCTTCTGGCAGCCGCCGACATGGTTCAGTTCGGGGGCTGGGTCCAGGGCGTGGGTGCGAGGGATGGCGGTGGGGCGGTGTGCCAGCCGGAGGACCCGAGAGCGCAACGCTGGTGCGCGGCGGGGGCGATCCGGGCAGATGCCCGCCTCAGGCGGGGAAGGCACTTCGTCGGCCAGGCGGAGCGCTCTCTGGAGAGCTTCATTCGTCGCCTGGGTTGGGACAACATCGCGGCTTGGAACGATGATGAGGATCGCACGGCTGGCGAGGTCGCCGACGTGCTCCGGAGGGTGGCCAAGGAACTCGGTGAGCGCGGCGAGGAAGGGTAGATTGATGACCGACCGAACTGTTGGCCTGGTTCACGTGGTAGCGGCGAGCGTCCACCGCGCGCTGTATGTTGACCCGGTGACGGAGCCCAAACCAGAACCCATGGCGCCGAAGGAGCTAGTCTACCTCCACGGGTGGCCCCGTCTCGGGCCTGCTGCGGTTCTGATGGGCACGTGGTGCCGATGTATAGGATGCGGTGCTAGTGAGGGAATCACGAGCGTAGTCGTCGGGGAGGGTTGGCAAGATCCCGGTCCGGAACCTGACTGGCCGTATGAGCAGGGGGACTGTCCGGTCTGCTGGTGGAAGGATCGCTACCTGCACGGTACGCCGGAGCCTCCCCGTGATCGACTTGGGCACCCGAAGATGACCGGGCCGAAGGGTCAACTGCCCTGAATCCTCGACCCACGTCGGGGCAGGGGGGATACTCTTTGGGCCAATGGATCCCGCGGATATCTTCACAACCAATTCCTACGCGGCTGGCAAGCGCCATATCCTTGATCCGAACAAGGGCCTTGACCCCGATGGCATCCGCCAGTACTGGCCTACCCTCTGCGGCCACCGAGGTGTACCGGAGCGAATCCTGCGGCGCATGTTCACAGACGACGTCACGGCTCTGAAGCTCACCGCTGTCCGCTGCAAGGTCTGCGAGGCCCGTGTCCCCTGAGATGGGCGGGAGAAGATAAGGAGGTAGTCCGTCAGTCCCGCCATCCTCTGCCCTACCCAGTGCCTTTGGGCTGCTCGATACTTTCTTCGTAGGTCGCCCGCGCCGCCTTGTCAACTTCACTCCATAACCGGCCAGCCCAGCTCTTCCCGAGCCAGCCGGAGGCGTTCCCCGAGTCCGGTGCCTAGGTCGTGGCGTCGCACGTCATCCGACTTGGGCGACAATCTCCGCCCGCTCGGCCCAGTCCCAGTCTGCCGACGAGTGCCCGCAGGCGTGGATCTGGTCAATGATGGCGTAGCCCTTCGGGTGGGCATCCCGGTAGGCGTGGACGACCTCGAGAGCAGCGCCGTAGTTGGTGGCGCCTTCGACCACGGCGATGACCGGGCCGTTGACGATGTGACCCTCGTCGGTCACGGTCACCCGGACGTGGTACCCGGTGATGTTGTCCAGCGAGTGGTCGCTGGGGCAGGCGATGAAGGCGGCTCGGTGGGCAGGGAGGTTCATGGTGGGCTCCTTTCGGGGAGGTTTACCTTGTACGGTCATCATACATCTGATTCCGATGATTGGCAAGTCGCCATCGGAGATAGCGGACTACCTGCCAGAGCCACCACCCCGCCAGGGCGACCGCGATCAGCAAGCAGCCCAGGGCGAACACGGCTAGGGCGACAGCGAGGCCGGCCATGCCCGACAGCTCCAGCAAATCCCAGGACATGGCTACCGTCGCCGGCGACTTCTCTTCCGGGGCCTGGGCAGCAGCACCGCCCACACGGTGACCAGGAGGATCACGGGAAGCAGGACGAGCCGAAGTGCTACCAGGGCGATCAGCATGAGGGTGGCCGCCAGGGCAGCCAGGACCGCGAGGGCGAAACCGAGGACGGTCATGGCCGGTCAAACCAATCAGGAAGCTCCTGGTGGGAGGCACCGTAGTGCTTCTCAATCCGGCGCCGGCTCCAATCCGCGAGCCAAACAACCGCCTTCATTCCCCCAATGGTGGCGGCTACCCAGATCAAGCCCGCGAGCCAAACCAGGATCAGAAGACCGAAGGCGATCAGCATGAGGGTGGCCGCCAGGGCAGCCAGGACGGTGAGGGCAAACCCGACGATGCCGGCAGCGGCGAGCTGTGCGAGGAAACGGATCATCGTTGCCACTCCCAAAGCCCGAGCGCGCCCTTGACGGGAATAGGTTCGGAAAGGGCGATGATGTTGTCCAAGATCCACCCCCAGCGGCCGGGGGTGAAATCGCCGAAGGGGAGCTCGGACGATACGTCGGTGCACCGGGTCTCAGCATCGTCAAGGATGAGTACCCCACCGGGGGGATCCCACGACAACATAGCCTCCCGGCGCACCAGGACGGCCCGGCCTGGGTAGTCACCCTCGTCGCCCTCCACGAGGCCGGTCCGGAACGAGTACGGACCGCCGATGAGAGCGCAGTCCACGAGCTCGCACGTTGCCACTACGGCGCCGAGGGGAAGGTTGCCAGTAGTAACCCGACGATCAGTGCGGCGGGGCCCCTTGACGCCGGCAGTCTGGAACGCATCCCAGATGGCGTTACGGGTGTAGCCCGGGCCGGGGACGCATAGGTGTCGGAAAGCTTCCGGCATGCTGGCCGAGGCGTGGATCGCCAGTGGTCCCCGGTAGGCGGACCGCCAGGACCGGGTCTCGATCGATTTGGCACCGATCGCCACGAGGGTGGCCCAGGGCTGGGTGAGCGTAAGAGCTTTCATGACGTAGCTCCCTCGTCACCGCGGCGGGCAGCGAGGCCGCCCTCCAGCCATGCTTTGACCTCCGACCACCGCCAGAGTTTCCGGTCGACACCCGGAGCCTCGAGGGGCTTGGGAAAGGTCGGCCACCGGCGCCTCCACACCCGGACGGTGTTCAGCTTCACGCCAGCCGTCTCCGCGATACCAGCAGCGGAGACCAGATCGGCCAGTAAGGCAGCCTCGACATCTGCTGGCCAACAGGACCCCGGAGGAGCCGGCCCAAGGCAAATATGCGGCTCCCGGGCGCCATCTGGGAAGCTGCAGGCGGGACAGTCATCGGCCATCAGGCAGGCACCTCCTCGCGGGCAAGCGCCCCGGCCACACGGCGGTGAACTGGACCGCTTGGCCGTGATCGAAGGACAGCTTCATGGTCTTGAACCTTTCTCGGGGGCTGAGCCAGAGCCCAACCCCCGATCGTGGGTGGCAAGGCGGCTGGGGGGATCAGCGCGCCCTCGGAACGTAGAGAATCTGGTGCGGATTGCCCAGGTCCCAGTAGGGAGCACCGGAGCCGACAAGCAGCTTCGGTACAGGCTTCGGCTTCGGAGCAGGGGTAACAGCGGTCTTCGCCATGTGGATCTCCCTTCGGGTGAGATTTACCTTGTGGGCTGCGGCGAAGGGCGAGGGCCCGAAGACCACCCGCGTGGCGCCTCTCGACCCTAGTTGCCCCGGGAAGGGCCTCAACCCGGCTGGCCTGTACGTACCGGGGTTTCCCCCGGCCGCCTCGAACCACCGGGCTATGTTGGCCCAGCGAGCCCAGGGCTAGGCCGGACCGGCGGCCCTCGCCCTTTCACTTGGGATCCTGTCGAGTTTGGGTCTCCCTTCGTCGTTGAATTTACCTTGTAGGTAGACCATACACCCGACAGATGGGACTGTCAAGCCCCCAGTGACAATCTTTCAAAGAAAGGGGAGTGGAGCGCCGGTAGGCTAAACTCCGCGAAATTCGGGTGTCACTGATTGGGAGGGCGACACAGGATTGGGTAGCGTGCGACGCGTGGATCGGCCACCTGTCAGGCCCGAGCCCGCGGGCATGGCTCCGCCCAACGGGAGTAGGGAGAGGCCGATGCCCCCCAGTGTCGCTAGAGTCCTGGCGGCCTACCGCCTCCTCCAGTTTGCCGCCAGTCCCTCATACGGTGGAAGCCTGACGGAGGTAGGTAGCGCGCGCGGGGCTGTCGATGCACCGATCCCGGATCAGGCCAGGGCGTCGGTGCGCTCATACCAGCGCCGGGTGGACAAACGTCTGTCCGATCTGGCAGAGGAGATCGTGTTCCGCCTGCAGAACCCGACCTGGCGTCCGCCAAAGCGTTGGTACTGCGGGACGTGTCATCGCCTGCGGCCGGCTGAGCATCCCTTCTGCCACGCCTGTGGCCATCCCAGACCCGCCGAGGCCCCGCCCAACAAGTCGTGAGCATGCCACTTCGGCATCCGAGGTGGTGGGGTGATTGCGCCCAAGCTCGGTGTTGCATCCTCGCAGGTAAAGGGCCAGGTGTTGACATTGGCCAGCAGGGCGTGAAATATACTCCTGCCCCCACTGACTCTCGGGAGCATCCATGGGAAGACCATCCAAGCTCACCGACGCTGTCCGGGAGCGGATTGCGACGGCGGTCGGCAGCGGAAACTACCTTGAGGCAGCGGCCGGGTACGCCGGTATTTCCCGAGCCACCTTCTGGCGCTGGATGGAGCGCGGAGAGCGGGAACGCACTGGTCAGTATCGAGCCTTTCGCGACGCTATTCGCGAAGCGGAAGCCCGAGCTGAGGTCAGGATGGTGGCCCAGTGGCAGCAGGCCATCCCGGAGGACTGGCGAGCTGCGGCTGAGTTTCTGGCACGGCGCTTCCCCGACCGGTGGGCCCGGCGTGACCATTTGGACGTCTCGGCGGACGTGCGGCAGGCGATGACGTTTGAGCCAACGAACGACCCGCGCGTCGTGGACGCCGGAGTCCGCTTCCTCGCTCTCGCTGCACGAAGCTCAGATAGCAGCGGCGAGGACGAGCCCGGCGGCCCTGGCGATCCTGGCAAGCCGAGGTTGGTGGAGGCCGGCCCCACATCTTGAGTTTGTCAACCACCTGATCGTCCGGGCGGCCTTCGAACCGGTCCGGGCGGTGGTGACGGTACCGCCTCAGCATGGGAAGTCCTCGCTATGCTCCCATTTCGGGCCAGCGTGGTATCTCGGACGATTTCCCGACCGCAGCGTCATCCTGGCCAGCTACGAAGCCGACTTCGCCTCGGAGTGGGGTCGCAAGGCCCGCGACGTGCTCGAGGAATTCGGCCCCTCGGTGTTTGGCGTGTCCGTCCGGTCGGACTCCTCCGCCGCCAACCGCTGGCAGATCACTGGCCGCCGGGGGGCTATGCGGACGGCGGGCATCGGGGGCCCGGTCACCGGAAAGCCTGCCGACCTGCTGATCATCGATGATCCGGTCAAGAATGCCGAAGAGGCGCAGTCAGAGGTAGTCCAGAGGAAGCACTGGGACTGGTGGCTGGCCGTCGGCCGGACCCGGCTCCACAAGATATCGTCCGTTCTGGTTATCATGACCCGATGGGACGAGCAGGACATCGGCGGCCAGTTGATCCGCAAGGCCGGTTTCTCCGAGGTCCGTCTCCCGGCGCTGGCCGAGGAGAATGACCCGCTTGGCAGGGACGAGGGCGAGCCCCTGTGGGTCGAGATGTTCGAAAAGGTCTACCTGATCCAGCTCCGGGACTCCCCGGGCGGAGCGTACTGGTTCGCAGCGCAGTACCAGGGCCGGCCCTCGCCGCGCAAGGGCGGCATGTTCCCCCGGGAGACGGTGGAGATCGTCTCGGCGCTGCCGGCCGACTGTCGCTTCGTCCGGTGGTGGGATCTGGCTGCCGGCAAGAAGCGGGAGAAGTCGGACCCGGACTGGACGGTGGGGTTCAAGCTCGGCCGGGCGCCGAACGGCCAGCTTTTCATCGCCGATGTCCGGCGGGGCCGGTGGCGGGCCAAAGACCTTCAGGAGCGGATGCGTCACACGGCCATCCAGGACGGCCGGGAGTGCCCCGTCTGGATCGAACAGGAGCCAGGTTCGGAGGGGGAGCTCTACATCACGGGGACGCTGGTGCCTCTGCTCGGTGGTTTCTCGGTAAACTGGCGGACCTCCAGCGGTGACAAGGTGCTGCGGGCGGATCCGCTTGCGTCCCAGTGGCAGGCGGGTAATGTCAAGATGCTTGAGGCGCCCTGGAACGAGGACTGCTTGGCGGAGTATGACGTTTTCCCTCATGGGGCCCATGACGACCAGGTCGACGGCGGCTCGGGTGCCTACTCGGTGTTGGTGCCGACATCCACGGAGGGCTGGATGCGATCTGCCGCCCCGCCGTGTCCGCACTGTGAGAAGCCGAACATCGCCGGCGCTCGTGTCTGCCGGTGGTGCGGCAAGCCGATCGAGGACCGATCCACGCCGAATCCAGCAGGAGGAGTGCCATGAAGCGTCTGGGGCATCGGATGGCAACGACTCCGGTCCCCGACCGGTGCCGGCCCGGCGAGAGGAAGGGACGCCCCACGCCCAAGCAGGTGAAGCGGGACCTGCAGCATCCCGACAAGCAGCACCGGCACCTTTGTGGTGCGGCGGCCGGCCGGCGCGGATGAGCCACGTTCCCGATCTTGCGGTTCCGGTCCCGGTGGTGGGGTGCTCCGAGTGCCGAAGGCTTGAGGCGGAGAACAACGCACTCAGGGAGCAGCTTGCCAATTACATGCGCGCCTGCGAGATGGCAGCAGAGACGGTGGAGGCGCTGCGGGGCGCGCTGGATGCGGCAGAGGCTCAGGCAGGCAACCGGGACTCCAGGCGCCGGCGGATCAGGGAACAGAGGCGCTCGGCTGGCGTCCCGCCCACGGGCAAGGTGGTACGGCTGAAGGGCTGGCCACCCACGGAAGGAGCGGAAGGGTGAGCAACGGGCTCGAGGAGGACGACGCGGTTGCGGCAGCCGTCGCCGTGGCGCCCAGGGTGTCGCTGGCCGACATCGAGAAGAGGATCGCCCACCGGTACTTCATCACCGCGGCCGGCTTGGCCGACGGCTCCGCCACCGGAAGCCACGTGATCCCGGACGGGCTTGAGGTCGTGACTGTCTGCATGCTGGTGATGAGGAACGGCTTTGTGGTGATCGGTCTCTCGGCCCCAGCGTCGCCGGAGAACTTCAATGCTGATCTGGGCCGGGACCTGGCCTACGAGCACGCTGTTCGTCAGGTGTGGCAGCTCGAGGGCTACCTGCTCCGGGAGAAGCTGGCCGGGTGAGCGAAGAAGCGTTGGCCGAGCAGACCGTGAGCCTCAGGCCGGCACATGGCTGGACGCGTCTGGGTCATGCTGTCCACGGCAGGGTTGTGGACCACCTACCCGCCGAGACGCCCTACCAGCGTTTCAACAAGCGGCTGGCTCTGGCTCTGACGACGCATGTCGGAACTATGACAACCTTCTGGATCTTCTGCCTGCTGTCGTTCTGCGCCCTGCCGGCCACGCTGGTCGCGGCCAAGGTGATCCCCCCGAGCATAGGGTTCCTCGCCGCGGGCGGGTTCATCCTGGTCATCACGTGGGTGAGCCAGAACTTCATCCAGCTCGTGTTGCTGCCCGCTCTCATGGTGGGTCAGAACCTCCAGAACGAGGCTGCCGACGCCAGGGCGGCCAAGACCTTTGAGGACGTGGAACAGGTGCTCGACCGGCTGGACGAACACACCCAGGGCGGGATCACTACTGTACTCGAGCACATCGATGCCCTGCGAGAGGAGATCGCCCGCCGATGACATTCGACCCCGACCGTCCGTGCCGCCACGAGGACTTCGTTGCTCAGGTCGAGGTCAATCGGTTGCTCTCCGATGACGAGGATGACGAGCCGCGTGGGTTTGCGGCGACGGTCCGAATCTGGTGCAAGCTATGCGAGGAGTCGTTCACCTTTATGGGTGTGCCAACCGTCGGGCTACTTGCCGACGAGCTGACGATCTCCCCGGACGCCACTGAGCTACGCATTCCTGTCCGTCCCCGCTCGGCCGAGCCAGATTTTGGACTGGGCCTGCCGGGCTTCTCAGTCCGCCAACGCATGGGCAGGTGAGACCAAAGCGTGAGCCGCATCGTCTTGGACGGTTCCACGGTCGAGCGCATGGTGAAAGCGGGTCTGACTCTGCCGCCCGGTTCTCAGGTGGCCGAGTACTCACCGGGCCAGCTCGCCGCGGTCGGAAGCGGGCAGATGGGCACGGGCCTGCACACCAGGCCGGATGGCTCAGCGGCGCTGCCACGAGGGGACAACTTCGGCCAGCAGTACGCCTTCGGCCCCGGCGTCCCGGTCATCCCGGCGCCCATCTCACCGCCGTCGCCCGATGGGCACCCGTACCCTCGGCGCAGCGAGTACCCGCCCTCGTGGAACCTTCCGGGCGTCGGGACGCAGGCGGTGCCGTGGCGGGTGCTGCGCCAGGCGTCGGACATCGGCATCATCCGGCGGGCGATCGAGATCCGCAAGCAGGAGCTGGCCTATCTGGACTGGGCCATCGTCCCGAACCAGGTGGCAGTCCGGCGGATCGCCATGGCGCAAGCCAACGGGGACCAGCGGGCCGTCCGCCAGAAGCTCGCCACTGACCTCGCCGACGACGTGGACCGGGTAACCCGGTGGTTCCAGTGGCCGGACCGGCTCCGCGGCCTCCAGTTCGCCGACTGGCTATCGATGTGCATTGAGGATCACTTCCGTTTCGATGCCTGTACCGTCTACCCGTGGCGGACCATGGACGGTGGTTTGCACTCATTGATGAGCGTGGACGGGTCCACAATCAAGCCGTTGCTCGACGTGAGTGGTAATCGCCCGCAGGCACCCGCACCGGCGTACCAACAGTTCATCTACGGCTTCCCCAGAGGCGAATACCAGGACAGCGGCGGAGCCGACGGGCAGTTTGCAGCCGACGAGATGGGCTACTTCCCTAAGTTAGTGAGAAATGATACACCTTATGGGTTCGGCCCTGTTGAGCAGGTACTCTCGGATCTGGACCTCTGGCTGAAGCGCCAGGAGTGGATCAGGGCCGAGTACAACTCCGGGGTGCAACCGGAGGCGTGGATCCTGGTCGACGCCGACTGGCCACCGGAGCTGGCCTTGCAGTGGGAGACCATCCTCAACGAGCTTCTCTCCGGCAACACAGCCGAGCGCCACCGGCTCCGGATCCTACCGCGGGGCATGAAGCCGGACGCGATGCCCCAGTTCGGGGAGAAGTACACGCCCCTCTTTGACGAGTTCCTGATAAAGCTCATTTGCCTTTACTTCGACTTGCTGCCTATTGAGCTTGGCTTCGAGCCGTCCCGTGGAGGACTGGGGGGCAAGGGTTTCTCCGAGTCGATGGAGGACACGCTCTACCGCCGCGGTATCCGCCCCTATCTCCTGTGGATGACAGGTTGGATCAACCACCTCGCTATCCGCTACGTGGGCATGGACCCCCTGCTCACCTTCCAGTTCGAGGGCATCGAGGACGAGGACGAGGACGCCATCGCCAAGACCCGTTCCACCGAGCAGCGCGACGGCGTGTGGACGGTGAACGAGCGCCGGGCTGAGCGGGGCCTACCTGTGTTCGACGACATCCCGGAGGCCAACGAGCCGATGATCGTGGCCGGCGCCACCATCCAGCCTCTCCGGGGGTCCATGACGGCGCTCCCGGATGCGACACCACCTGGCGTGCCTCCCGACACCAAGCCACCTCAGCCAGGGTCGCAGTCGCCTGCGCCATCCCCGACCCCGACCACGCCTCTGGTAGCACCAGGGGCTCCGAGCGCCGATGAGGAGGCGAAGAAATTCCTGACCTTCGCGGCGAAGCGGGCCAAGCTCGGGACATGGAGGCCATTCGAGTTCGGGTCCCCACTGATGAAGGTCGGCGGCATTCTGAATGACATCGGAGCCAGCTTTGACATGGACGCCACCCGCCTCGCCACGATGGCCGCAGTGAAGGGAGTAAGCCAGGACCCTTTAGCCTCGGAGCGGGGCAGGATGCGCCCGCTACACTCGGCACGTGATGCCGTCGCCCGGAAGTACACCACGAAGGTTCGTACGGCATTCCGCAACCTGGTCCGTGACATCCCCGGAGCGGTCCGGGCCTACGCCAATCAGGTGGGCAAGGCGGCGGACCCCTCGAACAGGGCGCACGCCAAGACCGTCCTCTCTGCCAACCTCACGCCGGAGGCGCGCCGGGTAGAGCTGATGGTTGACTTGCGGTCGGAGGCGTACGTGACGGGCTCGGCAGGTGCCCAGGCGGCCCTTGCCGGCGACGACGCGGTACCGGAAGACACGCTGACCAACTGGCGAGCTCAGGCGGCTCTGCTCGGAGGTGACGGGTCTCGGGGCTTGGCCGGGATGCTCTCGGACGCCGCTGTGGACATCCGCTCCATTGCCGACAACCGCCTTGACGACCTGGCGCAGGCCCTGGCCGACGGCATCGACAACGGAGATCCCATGTCGGTGGTAGCCGACGCCATCCGGGGCCTGCTGGATGACCCAGCCCGGGCGGAGTTGATCGCCACCACGGAGACGGCCAGGGCGGTGACGGTGGCCACACAAGACGAGTACGCCGCCAGCGGGATCGAGGCGCAGCGGTTCCTGGCGGCGGACGACGATCTGGTCTGTCCGGAGTGTCAGGAGAACGAGGACACCGGGGTCATCTCCATAGACGACGACTTCCCCAACGGAGACCCGCCGGTCCACCCCGGTTGCCGCTGTGCTCTGGCATCGGCCGAGATGGCCAATCCCCCGGCACCTGACGACTCGACGCCTGCCAGCGAAGAAGCGATGGCGGAGGCGTAGTCAGGTGCCCGAAGCCCCGAAGGACTCCGGCCGGCAGCACCACAGCAAGTGTGAACGTACCGGCCGGAGAGAATAGGCACCGAAGCCTGAGCCATCGCTGGCACAGTGGGCACTGACGGCGGAGGTCCGACCACGGACCTTGGCCGAAGTCAGGTGCCCAGACGTCGAATGAGACGGGCCAGCCGCAACTGCAGACCGCCGGCAGGTTCACAGCGGGATCCGTGGCCCCCAGCGCCAGCCCTGATACAGGCCCCGGGAGTCGAGGTCGCGATCCCCGAGCGACTCGGCCCGCACCATCAGGTGGCCGTGCTGCTCGAAGACCAGAGCTACCTTCGGCATGGATGTGCCGGACTCGGGGACGATGACGTACCAGCCGGGCTCCACGGGAGCGGGTGTGGGCTCAGGCATCCGGACGTTCGCCCAAGATCCGAGAAGCTTCCCTGATCGCCGCTCTGATGTCCACGCCCGGCCTAAGGGGAACAGCTCGGCGACCGTCCGGTAGGACCTCGATGTCCGGGTGCCACGGTGTCTCAATGTAGGTGATCACGTGGGGGTCCCCCGGTACGTAGGTGACCACATGCGGTGTGGCGATGACCCGGGCACCGCAGAGAGAGCACCGGGCGTCGATCCCCTGAACCGTCAGGTACGGAGGTTGCGGTACGGGCTCCCATATGTGGGGGCAGGACCGGCTAGGCATCGGGAACCACCGCGCCGTGATCCGCGTCGCTCTCGCAGGGGCAGTCTAGGCAGATGCAGAACTGACTCAGTGGCAGCGTGCATTCGTCACATGGGCATTGACATAATCCCGACTCGCTGAAGTGCTCAGTGATGTGTTCCATGAGTCCCATGCTCATTCGGACCTCCTTGCCCACCACAAAGTCACGACTCCGGCCGAGAAGAATGCGGCGTCCACCCAGTTGAGCAGTGAGAGGGGATGCACGAGTCGGTCCGGAGCGAAGTACCCGTCGAGGATGTTCGTCCACGCTCCCAACGCCAGGACTATGAAGGCCCAAAGAGCAATGGTGTACCAGGACCCAATTCGCTTGGACTTCACTGGCCGCCCTTGTGGTACCGGCAAACCGTCGCCTCATGGAGCCGGGTGTCGTCGTCGTAGACCACGGTCTCGGTGTCCACCATCTGGAACCTGAGGACGCATTCCGGGACCGCTTCCTCGGTGCAACCGGAGACCTTGCACTGGTCCATTGAGCCCCCTTTCTGTACCTCCATTCTCTCCCACCGCAGCCGGAACCTGCGTTCATCCATCATCGAAGGAGGCCCCCAATGCCCGCTCGCTCCGCGCCGGATCTCACGTACGTCTACTTCGGGGACGTCCTCGACAAGCGCAGGGACGACGCTGGCAATCTGCTCGTCTATGGCAAGGCGGCGGGCGACGACCTGGACTTGGATGCCCAGATCCTTGACCCCGACTGGCTCGCCGGAGCGGTCCCGGAGTGGTTCGACTCGGGAGCTAATGTTCGGCTCTCCCATGACATGCACCGTCCGGTTGGCAAGGGTACCGAGCACGAGGTGAAAAGCGACGGGCACTGGCTCATGTCCAAGGTGGTCGACTCCGACGCGCAGCGCCTAGTGGACGAAGACGTGCTGACCGGCTACAGCGTGGGGATCAAGAACCCCCGGATTCGCAAGGATGCCAGAGCCCCGAACGGCAGGATCGTGGGGGGCCAGATCATCGAGATCAGCCTGGTCGACCGGCCAGCGAACCCCACCTGCGTGCTCACGTTGGCGAAGTCGGCCGAGAAGGACCCCAGCATCACCCTGCCACCCGGCATTACGCCTGTGGCCGACAAAGGCCTGGTGCGGACTGAGGAGCTACTGCGTCAGGCCGACGGGGAGCTCGTCAAGGTCTCGACCTCGGCCGGCCACACCCACATGCACGTCCACGAGGACGGGGCCCACTCTCACGCGCATCCGCACTCTCCGCTCGATGGGCACTTCGACCACGGCGACGGGACTCCGCACGAGCACGCTCACGACCCGAAGGACCCGCCCCGGGTTGAGGACAGCGGGGCCGAAGACGGGGGAGATGACGCCGCTGCCAAGGCAGCGGCCCAGACGTTGCTGGCACCCACCTTCGACGCCGGTCCCCAAGCACCCGAAGCACTGCACCAGGCCACGGTGGCGAAGATGGAGAAGCAGGCAGCCCAGGTACCCCAGGCGACCGCCGGTGCCCCCGTGACGCTCACGCTCGAGGCTTTGCAGATAGCGGTGGACGCTGCTGTGGCCAAGGCTATGTCGGGTGTGGAGAAGCAGGCCAAGAAAGATCCGTCCGATCCCCACGCCTTCGTGGACGACGATGGGGATGGCAAATGCGACTCGTGCGGGGAGAAGCGCGACGCCGGCATGCACCACCGATCCTTCGGCAACGGCGACAAGAAGATGAGCGGAGCCGACCTGGAGAAGGCACTCGCGGACGTGCTGACGAAGGATGTCCCCGACGACCCCAAGCTTGAGCGCTGCATCACGGACCTCTATGACTCCGATGACATGAAGGCCCGCTACCCCGACGATAAAGCCCGCAAGTCACGCTCCATTGCCATCTGCCGCGCGTCGCTGGGGAAAGCGCTCGGAGCCGAACTCCACAAGGGTGAGGCTTCAACAGCGGAGATCAACGATCTCCCAGACTCCGCGTTCGCCTTCATCAAGGACGGAGGCACGAAAGACGACCAGGGCAAGACGGTCCCTCGTGATCTGCGGATGCTGCCGATCCATGCTGCCGCCCATGTCCGCAACGCTCTTGCCCGGCTTCCCCAGACCAAGGGTCTCTCTGCCGACGACAAGGCTAGTGCGCTCTCAAGGATTAAGACCGCGGCGAAGAAGTTCGGCGTTGAGGTCTCCGATGACGGGAAGGTGGCGGCCTCCGAACTCCTCAAGTTGGCGCGGCGATTGCTTCACGCCGACCGGCTCCTGACCAAGCAGGACGACGGTATCGACGGGGGCGGGACGGGCTGGGACGGAGATCAGGATCACCACGACGCCTACGCGCAGGCGTGCCGGGGCCTCGCCACCCTGATCCAGCAGGAGGCCGATGAACTGGCGGATGGCGACGATGAGTACTGGTCGCTCTACTGCCTCCTACAGGCTGTGTCCGGGCTGCGGTCCTATCTCCAGGGCGAAATCTCCGAGGGGGAGCTCGAAGGGCCGCTCACCAACGGCCGCCCGATGTACTACGGCGCCGAGCCGGACCTGGTGAAAGTTCTGACGGGGATACAGGAGACTCAGCGCCAGCTCGCTGAAGGGCTTGCGCAGGCGCTCAACCCGCCGATCGTCGTGAAGGCCCCTCAACAGGGGTTCGACCCCAGCGATTTCGCAGCAACACTCCACAAGGAACTTGCCACGGCCATGAAGCCGCTCGAGGGCATCGAGGCCCTGGGCGGGAGGATGGCAAAGGTGGAAGAGACGGTGGAGCGTATCGCCAAGGCACCAGTCCCCCCGACGCCACGCCGGGCGGGGATCTCCACCAACGGACCGGCGCAGTCCTCCCCGGCCGACGCCCACCGCGAGAAGGCCGCCTACTACATGGACCAGGCGGCCTCGATGTCGGATCCGACGATGGCCCAGGGCTTCCGCGGCCTCGCCACCGACGAGCTCGCGAGGGCAGCGGCGCTGGACAGGCCGGCCACCACCTAAAGGACAAGACATGGGAGTGAATCTGGAGAAGGACCTGGGGGGCGACCTCGTAGAGAACTACGGGCACGACTCTCTGGGTAGGCCCGACCCACGGGCCCTGGCAGCACGCTTCGAGGCGTTCAAGACGGCAATCGACGACTCGTTCCGCTCCACACTGGCGGGAGAGACCCGGCTGAAGACCGGCTGGAACCTCGAGCCCAGCACGCGGCGGGTCCTCGCCGAGGGACGCCTGATCGAGAAGACCAACGCCGCAGACATCTACACGCAGTTCGCCTCGGACCCCCTGATCGGCCAGATATTCAAGGGGACCAGTGCCGAGGTTCTGGCATCCGTGCAGGCGCAGATCACCGCGTACCGGGCGGCGCAGGCCGAGGTCATGAAGGACATCACGACCACGTCGCCTCTGGGCACGGGCCTGGTCCCATTCGACCTTGAGGCTCCGGCCAAGTACATCGTGCCCACCTTCTCCCCTCTTCGGAATCGCCTGCCTCGCCAGCCCGGCCAGGGCCTGGTGCGCCGGTTCAAGCGGATCACCGGGTTCACGGGCTCGGGCATCGGCACCGCCGGAGCGGCGACACGGCACGGGATCACCGAGGTGACCCAAACCAACTTCAACTTGGGTGCGGCGCAGAACCTCTACCTGATCCGTGGACCCAAGATTTCGTACACTGTCGACGACCAAACAGTAACTTACAAGCAATTCTCCTGGTCGGATCAAGTGTCGTGGGAGGCGCAATTCGCTGGCCAGGGATTCCAGGACATCAGGCAGTTGAGCCAATATGTCCTGCTCACCGCCCACATGATCGCCGACGAGCGCATGATCCTCGCCGGCCGCACGACGGACTCCGGTGGCTCGGGTGCCCTTGCGGCTCCGGGGACCGTCACCGGTACCGGGAGAGCCCCGGCCACCGGGGAAGGCGGGATCACCGGATCCGGCTCCGGAGGCACGAACGTCTACATCAAGGTCACGAGCCAGGCCGAGTTCGGCGAGTCGGTCCCGTCTTCCCTCGTCACCGTGAACATCGCCAACGGCGTCACCCAGGTCATTGATGTCAAGGTCGGCACCGACGCCCAGGGAGCACTGGGATACAACGTCTATGCCAACCTGGCCAACGCCGGAGGCGCGGACCCGGGCGACGCCACGAGGGCCCTTCAGGGCAGGACCGGCTGGAACACCTTCACCATCGGCGCAGGTGGTGTGACGTCGCTGCTCACGGCCACGGCCAAGGTGCCCACCGGTGGCGACACGTCGGCCTCGGCCTCGGACTGCGACGGCATGATGTCGATCGTCTCCGATGGTACCCGGGGGGGGTACAACACCAGGCTGAACGCCGCTCTCTCCAGCGGCAACCCGGGCGTCGAGTTCCAGAACGCCTTCCTGCAGCTCTGGGAGAAGACATACGCCGACCCCGAAGACCTGTGGATGGCGGCACGTGACTCGTCGCAGCTCAGCGACCTGATCAAGATCAACCCGTCGGGCTCGAGCTACCGGATCACGTTCCCCGCCGGCCAGACCAACGACGCCATGATCGGCGCCATCGTGACGGGGATTACGAACCAGTCGTCTCCCACGAGGCGCATGGTGGACATCCGGGTCCACCCGTACATGCCGCCGGGCAACGCCATGATCCTCACGTGGGCGCTCCCGGTGCCGAACTCGCAGATCCCCTCGGCATGGGAGTGGACCGCGGTTCAGGAGTACATGAGTCCACTAGGCTCCGCCGCTTAGTAATAAGCGGATGACAAACCCCGAGAATTGCTGGGACACCCCGGTAGACGGTGCGACCACAGCGTGATCCGAAAGGGTGAGCGCGACGGTTCAAGAACGCACCGGTAGGGGCAATCAGCAGCCGAGCCCGCCTGAGGATTGCTCGACGGGAAGGTTCAGAGACTAGGCACGGGGCGCCCCACTGGGGCGAAGGTATAGTCCGTGCTTCCGGGAGACCGGGAGAGGCCGGCAGAAATGACCGGCCCCGCCGTTGGCGGTAACAAACCTCCAGATCGCGTGGCCGACAGTGCAGTTCACCTGGGACGTGAGCACGTACGCTTTCGGAGCACTCACGGCGTATGCCCCATTGTTCTCAGGCAGTATCCAAGGAATCAGACCGACTTACGGAGCGGCGAACACTTAGCCCGCCGCTTCGTTGATGGTTGCTGGTGGAGCGGCGTAGCGGCGCAGGTAGGCCGCTGCCCGCTCCACCAGTTCAAGGTCATCGTTGAGCAATCCGAGAGCTGAGTTGTGTTTGGTGCAGAGCAGACCTCGGATCGCGCCTGTGGCGTGGTCGTGGTCCACGCTCAGCGTGTGACGTGCAGGATCCGGTTCTCCGCAGATAGCACAGGTGCCTCCCTGAGCTTCCCAGAGGCGGTTGTACTCCTCCTCGCTGAGTCCGTAGCGCCACTTGCGGTGGACAATCACCTGGCGACCGGGATGTTCCGCGTACCACTGCCGAGTTCTGGCATTGTGTCGGTCTCGGTTTGCCTCGACCCATGCTCGCTGGTACTCCGCTTTCCGTTCCCTGTTCTGCTGAAAGTAGCTGGCGCCGTAGGTTGAGACGCACGACTTGCACTTGTATTGAAGGCCGTCCCTCGATGCTGCCCGCTTCCCATAGTCGGTTAGGGGCTTGACCTGGCCGCAGCCAGTGCACACTTTCGATGCGGCGTCCATCTCTCCCCGGTCCCTTTCCGTAGGTTGGTAATCCCAAGTTTACGAAGAGATACCGACAGAGTTAGCGCTGGTTTTGCAGTGTGAAGAAACTTTCACAAACGCTCAGGCGCCGACTGCTCCGTTGACTCTCGTGACCGCCGCTCGATCCTCTCCCTTAGGAGGCATAGATGGGCCTCAATTCACGCGTTAAGGCCGAAGGCAACCTGATCGGCAGTTTCCTCACCGGCCAGAACGGTGCCCCCGACTCTCCGCTCATCGCACTGACGGACGCCGCCGGCAACGTCTACAAGGTCACGGACAACGGTGACGGCACCTGCACTATCGCCACGATGGCGGCACAGGTGGCCACCGGTACCCCAATCACCGCGTCCTCGGGCAATGTGGCGAATGCCAGCGCGGTCGCCACGCTCGCTGCGGCGGCCGGGAAGACGACCTACATCAACGGGTTCATCCTCACCGCCTCGGGCGCCACGGCGGGTCTCCCCGTCGTTGCCACCGTGACGGGGGTCATCACGGGGACGCTCTCGTTCATCTTCACCTTCCCTGCTGGGGTGCTGGTCGGGGCATCCCCGCTCAGCGTCCACTTCTCCCAGCCCATCCCGGCGTCCGCGGTGAACACGGCCATCGTGGTCACGCTGCCGGCCGGAGGCTCAGGCAACACCAATGCCGCTGCCGACGCCTATGGGTTCCAGCTCTGATGACCCGCATCATGGCTCCCGACAGGGGAGCGATCGAGATGGAGGTCGGGGGCACCCGCTACCACCAGCCGTTCGGCGGCGGGGCGGTCGTCGTGGAGAACCGCGAGCACGAGCGGATCATGCTCGCTGGCGGGTGCTTCCGGGCGGCGCTCAATCCCTACACCCGGCGCTCGACTCACCAGTGCCCCTGTGGCGCCCGGCTGTGGCGCCGCCTCCCAGGAAACCATGGCCGCCAGTGCCTGAGATGTGACCGAATGGAAGGAGACACCGATGCCCACCCCGACGAAAGTTGAGAGCGAGCGCCCCACGAGGTACATCGCGGAGAGGTCCGGTCCGCTGATCGTGCGGGACGGAAAGCAGGTTGTCGACGCGACCGATGTGCTGAGCGTGGGGGGTCCGGACGGCCACACCCACCAGGTGGAGGAGGCCACCGAGGACGGCCGCCTGGTCCGGTTCATCACCTGCCGGGCGTGCGCAGAGGCTCTGGGGTGGCTGCCCGAGGGCTCGACCGAGGCCGACCGTCCGTCGGCAGTGAACCTCTCCCGGGCGATGAACCAGTGAGCATTGACAGGGCATTCGTCCAGAGCCTGATCGACGAGGCTGGCCCGAGCGGGCATCTGGTGGTGACGTTCCGGGATTACCTCACGCCAGTGCTGAACGAGGCTGGCGAAGCCGTGAAGGACGACCGGAAGGACGACGACGGCAATCCGGTTGGTGAGACGGTGCTGGCCCATCACCCGCTCGGCCACATCCGCACCATCTCGGGCTACCCGGTCATCCTGATCGATACCCACCTGGGGATCGGCTTCGGGCCCGGCAAGCCGATCGACCACCTGATCGCTTTCTCCGACATCGACCGGGTGCATGCCGACCTGGGCGAGCTGCCCCTTGGCGAACTGGCACAGGCGACGGAAGCATCGGCACCCGCGCCGAGTGAGCCAGAGGTACCTCCACCATCGCTGGCATGAGCGAGAGCGAGGTAGGTGCCCTCGCCGAGGCCAAGTGGCTCGCCACTCTTGAGGTCGCGGTCACCAGGCGGTCGCGCTGCGAGGACTGTGGCTTCGGGACGGAAGACCCTAGGCGGCCGGGGATGTGCCGCTGCGGGCGGCCTCTGGTTGCCCAAGACCCCGTGACGGTCGACATGGGCGTGCTCAGCGGTCTCACGCGTCCCTGCCCGAACTGCGGCTACACCAACGACCCACGGCGGGACGCGTGCAAGAGGTGCGGGGCACCTATCGCCGAGATCAAGCCCACCGAGACCGCTGACCGCAGCCTGCTTGCTCAGATCGCCGACGCCTGGCGGCGCGGCTGGGAGAAAGGATCGTAAGCCATGGCCGCTACCGTCGTGACCCGAAAGGGCAGAGAGGTCTTCACGGGGCGCATGATCGGTTCGTCCCCCACTCAGGCCGAGCCCAAGATCCTCTGCTGGGGTTTGGACCCAGCGGACGCCTACGCGGCGGCGAACACCGATGTGGCGCTCTTCACGGAGTCGGCCGAGGCCCGGGTCACCGGGACCAGTTCGCAGGTGACCACGACTACGACCAACGACTCCTACCGGGTCACCGGGACCATGACGGCCACGGCCACCCGAGCCATCACGGAGGCCGCTCTCTCCGACTCCACTACCCAGCCGGCGCAGGCCACAGTGGCAGCCGGTGGGGTGGTGGGGTCCAGTTCCGCTACCACCCTGAACACGTCTGCGACCTTCACGCCTGGCAACAACAACTACATCCAGATCCGCACCGAGGTCATGCAGGTGACCGCCGGGTCCGGGACCACCGCCTTGACGGTCGTGCGCGCGCAGAACGGTTCTTCGGCCATCGCCACCATCGCCATCTCGGACAACGTTGCTCCCGGCAACCCCCCGGGCCAGACGGGCATCACCGGAGGATCGCTACTCGCGAAGGCCGACTTTCTGGTGATCAATGTGAACAACGGTGACTCGATCAGCTTCACATGGACCGTTAGCGTTTCTTAATCAAATGAGCGCGCTCGTCTGGAAACTCCGCTGGTTCCTTTATTGGCTGGTTCACCGACCGGATCCTGAAGGCACCGACCGGGACTCGTTTCACCGGGGGCCCTGACCAGTGGCTCTCACCATCGATGCGTCGACCCCGGCCGCCAAAGGCGTGGCCCCCGCGACCTCGATCACGTCCAACACCTTCAGTCCCCCGGCGAACTCGGTCATCGTCGTGTGTGTGGGTGTCGGAGGTCCTTCGACCAGTTCCCAGTCCGTGTCGTCGATGACGGACAGCCTTGGCAGTCACCTCACGTGGGCGCTCATCACGGGAGCTCGGTCGAACACGTTCTCGACCGGCAACGTCGGAGGGAGCTGCGAGGTGTGGTACGCCTCGTGCCCCTCGGCGCAGACCAACATGACCGTAACGGCGAATTTCACCCAGAACAGCGGGGCGACGGCGAACCCCGACAGCCTCATCCTGCCCATCGTGTTCACGGGGGCCGCCACCACCCAGAACGGCGCGACGGCTACAGATCCCCAGACGAGTGCCACCCTGCCGTCGAAATCGGTTACGACCACGGCGGCCGGGAGCCGGGTGATCGGGGTCGTGTACAACTACACCAACGCCACAGGCCCGACCGTGGGCACCGCCCAGACCTCCACGATCAACGGCAACTCCGGGGTGCTCACCAACTCCACCGACGCCGAGGCGTTCTGGGTGCAGATGCAGAACGCCAACACGACCAATTCGGGGACGGTCGTAACGATCAACGACACCGCTCCGAGCGTGAAACACAACATGGTCGTGGTGGAGATCCTCGCTGGCGGCGCGCAGACCTTCACCAAGACCCTCACTCCCAGCGTCACGGCTTCACCGGTGCTCGCGCGCCAGGTAGGGGCTCGCCGGTCTGTGGGGGCCACAATGGGGCCCTCGCTGGTGAAGAGTGCTGGGGCCGCCCGATCAGCGGCAACAAGTACCTCTCCCCAGGTGACCAAACAGGCCGGAGCGGTCCGGACAGCCAACCTGACCTCGGTACCGACGATCGGGCGGTCGACGGGCGCTGTGCGCAGCGTGGCGCTTGCTGCCCTGCCATCTCTTGCCCGGGCAGTGGCGAGTGCCAGATCGGTGGCAGCCACGCTGACGGCAGTAGCGACAAAGTCTATTGCCAGCCACCCTCTGACCGCCGGTGTCTCAACAGGTCCATCCTTGAGTCGCCAGGCCGGGAAGGTGTTCGCTCCGGGCGTCACATCGGCGGCCACACTGGCCCGGGGGCTGACTAGGACACTTGCCGTCGCCGCTTCGCTCTCGGTCAGCGCCATCCGTCAGGCGAGCAGATCTCTTGCAGCCTCGGTAGGCGCCGGGCCATTAGTCACGAAGTCAGCGAGCCACCCCGTGAGCACAGGCGTGACGACGGCAACAGCACTCGGGCGCCAGCCAGGCAAGGGTCTCACCGCATCCGTGACCGCCGCTCCCGTTCTGGGCGCCCGGGGCCTGGCGAAGCTCCTGAGCGCCTCAGTTGCCATGACTGCGGCTCTCGCTCGGGGGATCGGGCTGGGGCGGAGCGCAGCGGTGTCCACGGGAGCCGCGGTCACGAAGTCGGCCGGGCACCCACTGGCCACCGCGGTGACATCTGGAGTCACCGTGAGTCGGCAGGCCGGGAAGGGGGTGCTAACCAGCATCGTCGCGGCGGCTTCGGTGGCGAGAGGGTTTGCCACCTCTCTCGTAGCGGCAGCGACCAGCGCCGTGACCATGAGCAAGCAGGCCCAGACGGCGCGGAGCGCCCAGGCAACCACGGTGCCGGCCATGAGCCGTCAGGTGGGCAAGGTGACCGCCGTAGGCGTCACGGCGGGACCGGCGGTGGCCAAGGCACCATCGAGGTCGCTGGTGGTGACAGTGACGGTGAGCCCGGCCCTGGTGGCGCTCCGGGCACGCCTCGTCACGCTCACCGCATCGCTGGCGACGGCGGCGGGCCAGGTCCGCCAGATTGGCAAGGTCGCTACGGGAGCGCTCACCACGTCACCTGCGCTGGGCCGGTCAACGGCGAAAGGGATGGCGGTCTCGGGAACCCTGACCCCGAGCGTCACCAAGGGGCAAGCCCGGAGCCTGTCGGCTGGCGTAACCACGTCAGCGGCCCTCAGCGCTGGCAAGTTCCTCTCGGCGACCCTGGCAGCATCGCTGGCGACGGCGACCCAGGTCGTCAAGCAGGCAGCAAGGCGTCTCAGCGTCGCGGCCAGCACGGCCCCGACGGTGCAGCGTCTGCCGGCCAAAGTACTGAGCGGGTCGGTGGCCGCCGGGGTTTCGGTCGTCCAGGGGTTCACGAAACCCCTGAGCGCCAGCGCAACGCTGGGGGCGAAGGTGTCACGCGGGTTCCCTCGTGGCCTGCAGGCGTTGGTCACCACCGCTGTAAACCTGCTGCGCTCAATCATCCGGGGTAGCAGCATCCCCGCAGGAACGGCCACGGCGGTTGTCCGGCCTGCCTACGTATCGGTAGCCACTGACACAGCGGTTGGCTCGGCGGTGGCATCGAGCGGGTCCCCTGGGGAAGCGTCGCCTGTTGACTCGACTGGGAGAGGACCGTGAACACCTACGAGATCGGGGCGGTCGCGCGGGTGACGACACGCTTCTACTTCGCCACGGTGCTGGTGGGTGCGATCTCCTCGACGGCCACGACGCTCGTGGTGGCATCGGCGGCGGGGTTCCCCGGCTCAGGAAGCTTCCCGATCCACATCGACGCCGAAGACATGCTGGTGACGAGTGGTCAGGGAACGACGACCTGGGTCGTCACCCGGGGGACGGGGATCATGGCACCAGTCCAGCACGCCGACGGGTCCACGGTCACGACGCCGGGGGACCCCACGGCGGTGACGCTCACCGCGTTGCGGGAGGACGGGACCACGACAAGCCCGGCAGCGGTCCGCGACGCACTCGGGGTGTGGCACGGGGACTTCACCATCGACCGGTCGGGCCGGTGGGGAGGAAAGACGGTGGGAACCGGGGCGCTGCCGGCCGTGGCCCGATGGGAGTTCTTCGTCAACCCGCAGGAGGTCTGAATGGCGACGCCCGTCGTCGGAGTGAGTACGCCCTACTCCCCGGCGCCCTACATCACGGTCGCCGAGTACCAGGTAACTCCCACGGGCGTTGACCTGAGCAACCTGATGCCCGGCGGCACCGCCCTCGAGCAGGCCACGAGGCTGGCGGAGATCATCGCCAGGGCGTCGTCAATCGCCGACGGGTTCTGCGATCAGGTACTCGGGGCGACGACCGACACGGAGACCGAGCGGATCGGCGTCAATCGCATGGGGGAGATATTCGTCCACCCGCGCAACTGGCCTGTCGTTGCAGTGACGGACTTCCGGTCGGGCTCGACGCCGAGCTCCGTCTCGGCACTCACCGACCTGTCAGGAATCTTCGTGGATACGCACGGCTTCACGGTGACGCAGCCGGTGGCCGGGCTGCCCACCACGAACCAGGGCCCCCTGCAGTTTGGCCCGATCACCATACCGGGCCAGCGGCTGTTCTGCCAGTGGACCTACGTGAACGGCTACGCCAACTCGATCCTCGCCAGCCCGACCAGTGTCGGAGCCAGCGTGCTCACCGTGGCGGACCCCACCGGGATCTACGCCACGAATGGAACGCACCTGACGGTCTACGACGGCACCTACTCGGCGACGGGGACGCCCGCGGCGACGGAGCGGGGCCTGCTGGTCACGGGGGTGGCGGGGAACGCCATCACGGTCTCACCCCCACTGGTCTACCCCCATGTCGCCGGGGTGGGGGTCTCGGCCATACCGGATGCGGTCAAGCAGGCCGTGATCTTCCTGACCACGGCGCTGATTCGCACCCGGGGATCGGATGCGATCGTGCTCGAGTCCATGCAGTCGGGCCGCATGGTGCAGGGCTCCGAGGATTCCGAGTTGCACAACCTCACCTTGGCGGCCGACGCCCTGGACCGCTACCGCAGGGTCCGGTAAAGGAGGAGACGATGCCCAACCCGTTCGGCCTCCTCTCCACCGACCGGTCCGGCACGATCGCTACGGGCGGAACGTCCCAGCAGCTTGCTCCGGTCAACGCCAACCGCTCCTATCTGTTCGTCCAGAACCTCTCGACCGGGGACCTCTGGATCAACTTCACGGCGCCGGCCACTCAGGGGCAGGGCAGCATCCGCATCCCGGCGAACCCGGCCTCGTTCGTCATGGAGTCCTCCTACATCATCCAGGAGCCGGTCACCATCGTCGGGGCGACGACGGGGCAGGCGTTCACCTGCAAGGAGGCGTGACGTGGGGCTGTCGGTGCCATCCTCCGCGACCCTGTCCGCTGGGGTCAACGCCAAGACCGCCTACAACCTCAAGGGAGACGGGTCCACCGACGACAGCGCGGCCCTGTGGAACGCGATCTCCACCGAGGTCGCCAATGGAATCGCCAACGGGACCTACTTCGCCCGGCTGTTCTTCCCGGCCGGTATTTACATGCTCAACGGGTCCTATGTCCAGGGCGGAGCGACCCGGGGCAATGCGATCGTGCCCTTGCCGATCATGCCGGTCACGGGGCAGAAGTTCGTCCTGGAGCTGGTGGGCGCCGGGGATGCGACCTCGCTTCCCCACTGGCACCAGACGGTCACCCAGCAGTCGGGGACGGTCTTCAAGACAACGAGGACCGACGGCTCCAACGACGCCAGCGGGCGCACGTTCAACAATGGAGTGACCACCAATAACTCGGCCGTGGTGACCAGCGCCACTGCGGCCTTCGTCGCTACGGACATCGGGCGCTACGTCACCGGTGCTGGGATCCCCCTGGGCACCTGGATAGCTTCCCGCCAGTCGGCGACGCAGGTCACGCTGAGCCAGAATGCGACCGCCACCGCCACGGGCGTGAGCATCACGCTCAGCGGCTTCGGAGAGGCATCCATCCTTGGCGGCCCGACCCCGGCCGAAGGCTACGGGCCATCGTGGAGCATCAGCGATCCGCTCTTCTCCAACATGCTGCTCTACATCGACGGGATTGCCTTCGTCTATCCAGCCAACTCCACGGTCTCCGGCCTCGATGCCCGCTGCCTCGCGGAGTTCAACTTCGGGAGGTTGGGCAGCCAGGCGGACCAGAACCCACCCACGGCCACCATACCAGCCCACACATGGCAGTTCGGACTGGGGATGCCCCAGACGGGCAACAACGACAACTGCAACGGTGTCTGGTACTCATGCGAGGGCGCCTACTTTCCGATTCTGGTGGGTGAGCACACCTGCATCCAGTCGATGCGTGCCATCTACTGCGCCGATGGCATCTTTTGCCAGGATGGGACCAGCTTCCACGGCGCTTGGATCGGCTACGCCTCGATCGAGGCTTGCGCCGTCTGCCTGAATGTATCGGCCAGCAACACCTACAGCAAGATCGTGATCGACGTCCTCGACTATGAGGACGGTGCTGGTGGCTTCGCTCCGCAGGCGCACATCTACGATCCGGGCAACCGCCTTTATGGGTCCGTGGGCTTGCAGACGAACGACACCCCGTTTGCTCCTATCGTCACGGGCGCCGCCAACCTCGACATCAAGAGCCTCCAGGCCGGCAAGGGCGCGGTAACTGCTCCCGCCGTCCCCGCCAGCACCGTCGCCTACCAGAACACCTTCTGGAGAGATGCCGCCGTCACCATTACCGGCGGCACGGTGACCGCCATCACCGTGGACGGCGTGGTGACGGGCCTGACCTCGGGGACGGTCATCGTGCCCAGCGGCAAGACGATTTCCTGGACCGGCGCCGCCGCCCCGACCTGGAAATGGTGGCTGTTCTGACAGCCGGAAAGGAGACGGGTAACAATGACCTGGCAGGCAATTATCAGCGGGAACATCCCCGGCAGCGTGGAAGCACAGAGAGAGGCGGAGCAGACCGTGATCGCCAATCTCAAGGCTCTGGTGGACCAGCTTGAGCACGCAGGCGTGGTCACATCGGCCACCGCGACCATGCACCACTCAGGCTTTGTCGACCTGCTCGGATCACGGAATCCTGATGAGATCTTCCCGGCTCGCTAGCCCCCCCAGCGCCCGGGAGGACGGGGCCGGAGACGGGGAAGTGCTCGGCCATTCGCACCACACGCCAACAGCCCCAGCGCGGCCTTCTTCCCCTCCGGCGCCACCACTGCGCAGCATCGTGGAGGAGTTCGTCTGCGGGCCCGGCGGCATAGATCCTGCCTGCCCGTTCTGTCTCGGGACTGGCTACGTGTGCGAGGATCATCCGCACCTGGCTTGGGGTGACATGGTCAGCGACCCATCCGACCCTTGGGAGGGCGCCTGCTACTGCGGTGCTCCCGGAATACCGTGCAAGGAGGGCAGGGCGCTTTTGGAGAAGCTGGACGGACCGCTCCGACCGGACCGGTAGATGCCCGGTCCGTCGGCGGTCACTCAGCGCCAGGATCTGCGGGCGCTGATCCAAGCCTGGTTCACCACTCCCCCCGTCCCGGGACTGTCGACCGTCTACCGGAGCCCCCGGGTTCTCATGGGCGGCCGGGACTTCACGGCGCCGGCCGGGGTCGCCTCGGATGCTGTTGCGTTCGTCTGGATCCACACTGACGACGAGTACCGGGAGACCTCCCCGGTATTCAGCGGATGGAAGGCCACCTGGTTCGAGGTCTCGCTCTACGTGATGTTCCGCTCGGCGCGCCTCGCAGTGGTAGGCCAGGGCGAGGACATGGCCGAGCTGGCGATGGACGACTATGACACCTTGGTCGAGGCGATCAAGACCCGGATCCGCTCCGACCAGACGATGGGCGGAATGGTGTTCTGTGCCGGCGAGGGGGATCCGCAGCATGGCCATATCCACGTGGGCTCGGAACTGCCGGTGCGAAGCGATGACGGCACGGTGTGGATCCGTAACCAGGTAACGTGGTGGGTGCAGGTATGGTTCACGGCATGAACGAACCTGTCGAAGGCTGGGATCCCGACCTGGGAGAGATCGTCGCCGTCCCCGAGCCGTTCTGGCGCCGAAGCTGGCGAACGCTCTTCCGGTACAAACCCGCCTGCTACGAGTGCAAGGTCATGTTCGCCAGCCGGGCGCTCTGGGAGGTCCACTGGCTCGCCGAGCACTACCGGCCATGCGAGGAGGTCTGATGGCGTACCATCACATTGCACTTCGTACGCACCGAATCGCCGTACATCAGGTCAAGCCAAAGGCTCAGGCCAAGGCTCACCACGCCGCGATCCATGGACAGCCGGCACCGAAGGGAGCCGCTGCCAAGAAGCACGTCAAGGTCCACAAGACTCGCAAGATCAAGCACATCTCACATCCGCATCACTGAGGCCGTCGCCAACGGCGAGAGAGGAGTACACGGGATGGATGAGGCACCGGAGCCCCACGGCAGGTTCTACAGATTCATCCACCACGCCGCCATGAGTTTTCCGTTCCTGCCGATCCTGCGCGTCCACCGTCACGCAGCGCCGCCGGAGGGCCAGGATCCGCCACCTCTCGCCGACCTTCACCCGGGAGATGTGGTCGAGGTTGCCCCGGTCCATATCCTGAGCCCGGGCGATACCCATCCGGAGACGGGTGCTGCGGTCACGCTGCCGACAGAGGTTGCCGTGGTCGTGAACAGTCCCCATCTCGAGCTGATCCCCGCGGCCGAGGCCACGGCGGAGAACATCGGCGCCGCTCTCGTGCAAGACCCCTCGGGCGTGGTCAGCGAGCTTGCTGCGACGGCTCCCGAAGGTTTCCACTCCGGCGGCGTCGTGCCGGAGCCTTCCGCGCCCGGCACGGGTACAGAACCCACCGCCGAGCCCATCCCAGGACCCCCGGTTGCTGCGGCATCCGTCGAGACCATGGCCGCCGCGCCTACCATGGAGGCTCCCGCTCCCGACGCCACCACGGCGCCGGCGACTCCCTGACCGACATGGCTGATCCTTCCGTCACGCCCGAGAGTCTGGTAACTCTGCAACAGAGCAACCAGCGCCGTCTGGCCGGGCTCCAGGGCCAGGGCATGGCGGCCAGCATCGGGCCGGCGTGGATGATCGAGATGCTCATTGAGAAGCTGATCGGGCCGACGGGCTCGCCTGAGTGGGTGGAGTTCCTCTACTCGTACGAGACGAGGGTCTCCACCTGGCTGGACTCCGCCGAGGCCCAAGTTGCACGGGCCAAGCTGATGGCCCCGGTAGTTCCCCTGCCACCCAACGGGGGCCGCTCGATCACGCTGAACTAAGTACCCCTCATAGTGCCGGAGCCCTTGGCGGGGCTTCTTGGCGCGCTCGTCTAGGGACCACTTCGCAGGGCGATCTAAGGACAATTCACTAGAGGGGAGACTGCTGTGCCATATCCCGTCAACCTATCCTGGCTCGGTGTGGCCCGGGAGACCACGAAGTTCACCGCGGTGGCCCCGTCGTTCTTCATCCCGATCAAGGCGCCGAACGCGCTCCCGCAGATCAAGTACCTCCCGGACGAAGGCTTCCGCGGTGCCATGGCCCAGACCTACGGGATGATCCAGGGAGTCGAGGACGGGGAATACTCGTGTCAGGGCGACGTGTTCCCGGACGCCATCGGGTTCTGGCTAGCTGCGCTCATGGGCGACGTCGGCGGGGTCGGGACCGCCTCCGGAGGCTCCACCACCCTGTCGTCATCGGCCGCCATCGGCGCCACTACGATCTCCACTGCGGCCACTGAGGCTGCCACCACCGTCCTTCAGATCGGAACGGGTGCCACGGCGGAGATCCGCTCGGTGGTATCGGTGAGCGGCGCCGGGCCGTTCACTCTCACCCTCAACTCACCGTTGAGCTTTGCCCACGCCAGTGCCCAGACAGTGCAGCCCGTGGTGGCCCCGTTCACCAACACCTTCTCGGCCTACAACCTGTCCAACGGCCAGGCCCCGGCTCTCACGGTCTCGGACTTCAATGGGTTCAACATGCGCCAGTTCGCGGGAGCCGAGGTCTCCGAGGTGGCCTTCAAGTTCACGTCGGAGGACATGTTCAATTACACGACCAAGGTCTTCTCGGCGCTTCCCGTGACCGGATCCGCTCCTGCGATCTCCTTCTCCTCCACAGCTCCCATCCCTGGCTGGAACTGCACCGCGAAGATCGCCGGCTCCACCATCACAAAACTCTGGAGCCTGGACCTCACCATCGCCCGTATGAACCTCGCCCCCATCTGGACAGCTCAGGGCGTTCAGAACCCTTATTCGATCTTCGGCGGCCCGATCACCGCCAAGGGAAAGGTGCTGCTCGTCTACGAGGATGACACCGAGCTGGCTTACTACATCAACAACACGCAACCTGCGCTGGACGTGACCCTCATCCAGCAGGGCGTGGCGAACCGCTCGGTGGAGATCCACATGAACTCGTGTGCCTTCATCTCCCCCACCCAGGCCATCCGCGGCAAGCACTATCTGGAGACCGAGGCCACCATCGAGGGCATCGCCAACACCACCGACGCGGGGGGATCGGTGGGATACTCCCCGGTGAAGATCACGACGATCAGCCCACAGGGGGTCTACTGATGCCAGCACCGATGGATGTTCCGACGGAAACGATCCTGCTTCCCTCCGGTCACTCGGCGACTCTTCGAACCGAGGTCACCTTCGGCGACGACATGGATCTCGAGGCGCTGGCCTCGCAGATAGCCGCGTCCGCCCAGCTACGCCAGCAGGCAACGCCGCTGGCGAACGGGCGCACCTCAGCGGACATCCCGCAGCCCACGGAGGGCCTGAGCATCGCCGACGTGCCTGCGGGGGCCGGCCAGACGATGGCTCTCCAGGTGTCGGCCACTGCTCTGGCGACCCAGGTGTCGACGCAGAAAAACTTCCCGCTATGCTCTCTGATCGTGTCGTGGGACTTCGACCTGCCGCTGCCCGGTGTAGTCCGGGAACGGCCACGGCTGGTGCATGGCCGGGCGGTCTCAGGGCAACCCGTCGGTCTCGATGTGGATTCCCTGCGGATGATTCCTCGTCTCGACGGCATGAAGCTCCGGGACGCAGCGACGGCGATCTGGGACGCCGGGCATCCAGACTTCTCCTCGGTGCCGGAGGGAGCTCAGGCGGACTCAGCCGAGATCCCTTTTGGATCCTCCAGCGCGTCCGGGCAGTAACCGCCGGGCACAACACGCGCAACCCGCTCCCGCTCGAGTACCTGCGCTACCGGGTGCTCCGGCTCTTCCCGGGCTGGACGGTGGAGTACGTGGACACCCTGCCAGCGGCGAAGGTTGCCTGGTATCTCGCCTACGACGCCGCCGAGGCGCAAGGCCGGGCCGACGCCCAGGAGGCCGCCAATCGCAACGCTAGAGGGCCTGGACGGGTTTAGCCGCTCGCTTGAGAGCATGGTCAGCCGGGCGCAGGAGGGCGGCAGGGCCGCGCTCTCTCGCCTAGGGCACATGGTGGAGGCCCAGGCCAAGGAGAACTCAAGCGGGGAGGCGCGCTGGCTGCACGGCCGGCCCGGCCCCCGAGCGCGTCAAGGAGGCACGGGCCCCGGAGTGGTGACCGGCTCGCATCGGCGGTCGATCATGGTGGACGGGCCGAGCCTGGCCGGAGGTCTCTGGACCATCAGCGTCGGGCCGACGATGCGCTACAGCCGCCGCATCGAGCTCGGCTTCCAGGGCATCGACTCCCGGTCGCGCCACTACGACCAGCCCCCGATGCCCTACCTCAAGCCTGCCTTTGACTTCGTGGTCCAGTCGCACGCCGTCAACGTCTTCCTGGAGGAGATCGGCAAGGCGCTGACCTAAATCCGGAAAGGGCGACGCCTGTGGCTTATCTCGACCCAGTCGTCGCCCAGCTCCAGCTCTCGCTGACCCAGTTCCAGAGCGAGGCTCCGAAGGCGGTTCAGATCCTGGAGGCCCTCGCCGGCCCGATGACGGAGGCGGGAGCCAAGGTCGGCGCGGACGCCGGCACCGCCACGGGCAAGGCACTCGCCACCACGCTCGAGGAGCAGGGCAAGGCCGCTGCCCAGGCGGTCTTCGAGGAGGAGGTCTCGGCAGCCGCCAAGGCCGCAGCTGCGGCGAGCGAGGAAGTAAACGTCGCCGCCGGCAAGATGGGGTCCGCTCTCAGCGGCGGCGCGCAGTTCGGCACGACGGCGTTCAACAACATGCAGATGGCCGCCATGCAGGCCGGCGTGTCACTTGGCCCGATCCCATCCGCGGTCAACGTCATCACCCAGGCTACCCAAGGGCTCCAGAACGCCTGGGACAGCCTGCCGGACGCAGTAGCCAAGGTTGGAGCCGCGATCACGGCCGTGGGTGGTGTAGTCACCGTCGTGGGTGCCCTGCTGGTCAAGGCCGGCCAGGGTGTCGAGCAGAACCAGGCGGCACTAGCGAACACGATCCAGAACACCGGCCATTCGTATGACGAGTATGCCGGGTCGATCAACCAGGTCATCAGCGCCGAGGCGAAGCACGGAGAGTCCGCCTCGGAGGTCATGCAGGTCCTGAACAAGCTGGACCTGGCCACGCAGGACATGCCGACCGCGATCAAAGAGCTGACGACGGTTGAGAACGTCGCGGTCGACACCCACACATCCCTTGCCAAGGCGGCACAGAACGTCACGCTCGCCGAGCAGGGCAAGGGAAGATTGCTCGCCCAGCTCAATATCCAGACGGTCTCACAGACCAAGGTCGTCAAGGATCTTGCCACCGCCGAGAAGGACCACGCAGCGGCGGTTGATGCTCTCCAGAAGGTCCAGCAGACCCAGGCCGACCAAGCCCAGATATCGGCGGCCAAGGAGGGGCAGGCCCAGATACAGGCGGCCTCGGCGGCCAAGGCCCACCGGGACGCGCTGGCGAACCTGAACACGGCCGAGAAGGAGTTCGCAACCCTCGCCGCGGGCCCGGCGGCCAAGGACGTTGAGGCCGGCTACATCGCCATCGCGAACGCGGCCAAGACTACCCGGGACGCGGCGCAGAAGGTGATCGATACACAAAAGGCCCTGAACGATCTCGCCAAGGGTCCGGATGCCACCGACGTGGCGACCGCGCAGGAGAACATTGGGAAGGCGCAGATCGGCCAGCAGAGGGCGGCCAACACGCTCGCCGACGCCACGGCCAACCTCTCAACCCTGCAAGCTTCCGGCACCGCTACAAGCCGCCAGCTCGCCGACGCGCAGCTCGCCATCCAGGAGGCCCAGTACGGCGTCACGGACGCCAACAAGACCTACTCCGACTCCCAGGCGGCGCTGAATAAGCTCCAGACCGACTCGCTGCCCGGTTCAGCGGCAATGACGTCGGCGCGAAATCAGCTCGCCGATGCCCAGCTCGCGCTCCGCCAGGCCAACCTCTCCCAAGCCGACGCGCAGCAGAAGCAGAACGACCTCTTCGCCGCCTCGCTGCCGGGGAGCACGCAGTACGCCGCGGCGCTCAAGAAGGTGCAGGACGCGCAGGACCAGGTTGCCCAGTCCGAACAAGGTGTTGTCACGGCCAACGTCGCCGCTGCGCAGGCGAGCGTCGCTGCGCAGAAGGACGCCGAAGCCCTGGCTGACGCCCAGAAGAAGGTCTCCGACACCGCTGCGCAGCTCACCGCGGCGCAGAACCAGTCCAGCACCGCGATGGCCCAGATCGACGCCCGCACCAAGGGCGCCGCCGACGCGGTCGGCAACACCTTTACGGGCAGGATCAAGGCGGCCGAGACGGAGATCGGCAACTTCATCTCCGTGAACGGCGCCAAGTTCGGCAAGTGGATGGTGGAGATCGGCCCGATCATGATGACGGTCGGGATGATCATCGAGTCCAACCTGATCCCCCGCTTGGTGCTGTTTGGTGTGCATCTCCTGGGCACGGGCATCATGGCCGCCGAGACCGCCGCCTCCATGATCGCCAGCGCCATCGCAACCGCAGCGGCGTGGGTGGCAGCCAACATCGCCATTATCGCCGCGACGGGCGGGATCATCCTCGTCCTCGGCCTGCTGATCGTCGGGGCCTACGAGCTGGTCACGCACTGGTCAACGGTGTGGAAGGCGATCAAGGACATCATCGGTGACGCCGTGGCGTGGGTGAAGGACCACCTTTTCCTGGTGATGGCTCTCGTCGCCCCCTTCCTCATCCCCTTCTACGAGCTGTGGAAGCACTGGGGAGAGATCTGGGGTGGCATCACCGATATCTTCGGAGCCTTCCTCAGGTTCTGGGCGAGAGCGTGGGACTGGATCCAGCAGGTGGTCGCCGATGTGTGGAACTTCCTGAAGCCGATCTTCGACGCCATCGGCGGTGCCATCTCGGCGGTGGGCGGGGCCATCTCGGCGGTGGGTCACGCCGGGGGTGCGATCGCCCACGTGCTCGGCTTCCAGTCCGGCGGTGTCGTGCCGGGCGCGACCGGCAGCCCGCAGTTCGCCATCGTCCACGGCGGCGAGACCATCATCCCCCCGGCGTCGTCGCTGGTGATCGCCCCACCGCTCGCAGGCGCTGGGGGACTGGGGGGGGTCGTGAACCTCAATGTCTACGTGTCCGGGCTCGGCATCCTCACCCCCGACGGGCTTGCGCAGACGCTGTTCGATCCGCTCCGCTCCGTGGCGCAACGAACGCTCGGCCGGTCTGCCGGTTCCACGGGACTGGCATGAGACGCCTCGTCCTCGCGGCGCTCCTAGTCACCGCGCTCGCTCTGCAACTCTGGAGGCCACCGTTGGCACTCGCAGGTCAGCCGGACCAGGTCATCGTCCAGATGGCGCTTGGCAACAACCCGCTCGACACCACCTACACCTGGACGGACGTGAGCGCCTACTGCCGGAACTTCCGCACGAAGCGGGGCCGCCAGCACGAGCTCAACCGCTCGGAGGCCGGGCAGTTCTCCGGTCTGTTCACAAACCGCGACGCCCGCTTCTACGCCTGGAATCAAAACAGTCCCTACTGGCCGAACCTCAAGATGATGGTGCCGCTGCGGGTGCAGGCGGTGGCATCCGCAGTCACCTATAACGTCTGGCAGGGCTTCGTCACCGCTATGCGCAACGTGTGGTCGGACGCGGCCAACACCGACATGACCATCGAGGCTACGGGAGGCTTCCGTGCTCTCGATCTCCTGACATTGCAGAGCCCCTACTACTACGCGGTGCTGACTGACTCTCCTTCGGAGTGGTACCGGCTCCAGGAGATGCAGGCGACCTCGGGCACCACGACAGCGATTGACTACTCGGGCAATGGCCGCAACGGAACCTACGCCCCCAGTGCAGTCGCCTACCAAGTGACATCACCCATCGCCGATTCGACAGCCAAGGCGATCACGGTGTCCGGTACGGTCGGGCTCGGCGCGATCGGAAATGTCAGCATCCCCACGGTGGCGCTGCCGGGAGCCTTCAGCGTCGAAGCGTGGATCAACACAACGACCACGGGTCCCATTGACAGCCCATTTCTTGAGGGTGTCATGTATCCGCCGAACGTGCCGAACCCGGGCACCCTGTGGTACTGGTTGCTTGAAGCATCACCTTCCCGAGCTTCCTTCATCATCCAGGACACATCGTTCGGAGGCGCGTTTGCCGCCGCGACGAGTTCGGCTGCGATCAACGACGGGAAGTGGCATCACGTTGTGGGCACCCGCGATGGCTCCGGCAACCTCGCGGTCTACGTGGATGGGGTGCTCGGCGGAACAGCCGCCAGCGGGTCTCTGGCGTTCAACGCGACCGCGATCATGGATGTCGGCGGCGGCCAGGTGGGGCAGCGGTTCGCGGGGTCGATCGCCGAGCCAGCCGTCTATGCCGGCACCGTGCTCTCAGGAGCACGGGTGGCCGCGCACTATACCGCGGGGCTGGGGCGCGTGGGAGACCTCACCGGCACCCGGATCGGTTGGGTTCTTGACCAAGCGTCATGGCCGTCGGCACTTCGTGCGCTCGACGCCGGCCAGGATTCGATGGTCGCGGTCCCTGCCCCGGTGGGTGCGCTCAGCCACATCCTGGACGCCACCACGAGTGAGACCGGGAACACCTTCGAGTCGGGCGCTGGCAAGATCACCTTCTACGAGCGAGACCACACGCTCAAGCCGCCGTTCACGACATCGCAGGCAACCTTCGGGGACGGCAACCTGCCGTACCTCCTGGCGGGCACAGAACTGGCTCTGGACGAGCTGGATATCTACAACGCCGCGCAGATCACGCCGTCGGGCGGTGGACCGGTGTTGTCCTCCGACTCGTCATCGAAGACCCAGTACATCGCCCGGACGCTCACGAAGAACCTGCTGACCGCGAGTCCGCTGGTTGCCCAGGACGCGGCGAACTGGGAGGTCACGCACTACAAGCAGCCCTACCAGCGAGTCCGGTCGATCACCGTGGACGCCCTGTCGAACCCGTCGCTCATGTGGCCCCAGATGCTCGGGCGGGAGTTGTGGGACCGAGTGACGGTGCAGCGCAACTTCTTCCCGGTCAACCCGGGCTCTCCCGCGTGTACCCCGTTCTCCCAGGACTACCTAATCGAAGGCATTGAGCACACGTGGTCCGCGGACCCGGGGAAATGGACGACGCTGTTCCGGCTCTCCCCCGCCGAGACCCAGACCTACTTCATCCTCGACCACGCGACGCTGGGAAAATTGGACAGCGCCAACATTTTGGCGTATTGAGGAGGACCATGACGATCCGCACGGGCGAGCAGTTCTACCATCCGGTGCCTGGGTCCTCCGGACACGCCGAGGCAGTGGTTCGCACGTACTGGCCAGCAGGGATCCCGTTCGCGCTGCCGCTCGGCACCGCAGACGTCGCTCTCAAGGCGGAGGTCAACTACTCGCGCTGGATGGTCATGTGCCCGGAGTGTTCCTCCGCTCAGCACGCCTGCGAGACCGACCGGCGTTTCCTCTGCACCGAGTGTCTGAACGGCTGGCAGAACGGGTTATGGATCCCGGTGGAGTGGCCGCCAGACGACCTGAGGGCGGAGATAGAGGCGATCCTCCTGGAGCGATCCTCGCCGGCCAACCGGATCTGGAAACCGGGGGTTCTGCGTGTCCGCCATGTGGGCTGGGTGGGACCGGCAGAGACGCTGGAACAACTCCGGGCGGAGAACGAGGTTCAGGGGTCCGTGCCAGCCGAACCCGGCGTGTTCGCCATCCCGGGGGTGATCTAGATTTCCTGGACGACGCCGCCGGTGTTCTCGGTCGGGCAGGTGCTCACCGCCGCGCTGCAGAATCAGCTCAGCAACGACCTCTCCGATCTCGACTCCCGGACCCAGCCCAAGGGGGCGACGGTAGCGACCTCCCAGACCACGACGTCGACCACGTACACGGATCTGGCGACCGTTGGTCCTGCGACAACGCTGACCACGGGTACCGCGGCGATGGTCGCTCTCACGGCCGAGGCGGACACGACCGGCGCCGGAGTAACACCCTACATGGGATTCGCTGTGACCGGTGCCTCGTCGGTGGCAGCCGCCGACGCCATGGCGATGCGGGTGGACAGTTCCGCCGTCGTGAATGTCGCCGCCTCGGTTCTCTACCTGGTCACCGGTCTCACGGCGGGATCGAACACGTTCACGACCAAGTACCGTGTCGGCAGTGGTACCGGGAGCTACGTGAACCGGAATATCGCGGTGTGGCCGGCCAACAAGCTCAGTTAGGGAGGGAACGTGCCAGATCCAACCGAGCAGCGAGCTGGACCACGTCGTCCATTTACGGCCGTAGTGCGGGGTGTCGACAAGCCCGTGGTTCCGCACCAGGTGAAAGCGGAGCTACGGGCGCGTCTGGACGCTGCCGGAAAAACGGCGGTGGCCGCAGACATCTGGACCTCGGCGAGTACTGACGGCACGACCGTGGTCATGGCCGACGTCGACCAGGCAGACCTCGATGCGGTGCTCGCCGCTCACACCGCCGACCCCCTGTACGGCGCATCGGCCGAGCTCAGGGAGCTGGTTGCTCTTGCCGCCAAACCCACCTGGACCCAACAGGAACAGGAAGCCGCGCTGCGAGCCGTGATCGGTAAGCTACTCGCCTGAATCCATACTCTCCGAGGGGAGCACCCGATGGTCGTCATGGTGGATGTGTTTGAGGGAAACGGTACCGTGGACTGGGGCCGTGTCAGGGCAGCGGGAGTATCTGCCGCGATCCACAAGGCGACTCAGTACCGGGTGGACCAGATGTTCTCTCAGCACCACTCCGGCATCCCCGCCGCGGACCTGCATCACGGCTGTTACCACTTCATGGCCTACGACGTGGCTCCAGCCACCCAGGTGCGACTCTACACATCCACCATCGGCACGCCCGACTGCTTTGGGTGGGTGATCGACTTCGAGCGGTACCAGGGAATGCTTCCGACTGTCGCCCAGCTAGCCACACTCCTGAGCCTGCTACCGCCCGGCCCGGTCCTGCTGTACGGCAATGCGGGGGATCTTGCCACGCTCGGAACCACCTTCGTCGGGAAGGTCCATGTCTGGCTGGCAGCCTATGGCGTCAACGACGGGAAGCCGCACGGGGATCCTGCCGCGGTACGGGCCTCGACCCAGTTCCCGCCTTCGGATGTGATCCTGTGGCAGTACACGTCGAAGGGTCGCGTGGACGGGATCAGCGGCGACGTGGATATGTCCATGTGGCTCGGCACCGATGCCGAATGGGCTGCCTACGCGGGCGGATCCGGCCAGGTCCACGTTCAGTCCGTAGCCCAGTCCCAGACCGAGGAGGAAACCATGCCCATGCTCGCCGCGACCGATCCGAAGAACGGTTGCCACGCCCTCTGCGACCGCGATACTGGTGCGGTTTACTGCTACAACCCGGATTGGACGCCTGGGGGCCACTACCTCGGGGGAGCCAACCGAGCGGGCTGGAATGTCGGTACGGGTCAGGCGAACGGCCCGGTCGTGGCCTTCGAGTTTTTCGACGATGGCAACGCAGGCTGGTCAGCCTACGCGGTCATGACGCAGGGTGCGGACGGGAAACCTCGTTCCTACTCGTTCCCCTCCTCCGGTGTACTGGCGAAGTGAGCACTAGCACCATCGCCGGGAGAGAGCAACTAGCCTCTCACGGATTGCCCTGTAGGACGCTGGTGGATGTCTCCGGGCCTGCTGGCGCACTATCATGGTCCCTGCGTTAGAAGCGGAGGCCGGCTTGCTCTCGGTTGATGTTGTCGACGTCAGGTGGAGGCCGTAGGAATGACTGCTACTTCAAGCAGCCTTCACGGGATGCGGGATCCGCAGGAGAACATCACTGACCTCTCGGGATGGTGCCGGCGAGGATCCCACAATGACTGCGATGGAATTCTGCGAGGCGCCACCGGTTACCACTGGTTTTGCGCGTGTTCTTGTCACCCTGAACCGCGGCGGCTGCGGACCGACAGGCGTGACTTCACGATAGCTCTTGCTCAGTGGCAACAAGCACGAAGGGCTCAGACAGCATGAAGCACTCCCAGTTGATGCGAAACGATCGGGACCTGGGATGAGGCATTACGTCTTCCTGGTCTGCTTGGCCGGAGCGATCCTGCTCTTCGGCTATGCCATGCTGCTGAGCTCCCGGCCGGCGCGGTGATCCCCAGAGAGGGAGAATGAGTTGATGCCGCTCTCGCTGCTCCTCGGTGCAACCGACAACGGAGTAGCTGTGGCGGTCATCACCGGGGCAGCGACCGTGATCACCGGGCTGGGAGTGGCGCTGCTCCAGATTTCCCGGCTGTCCAGAAAGGCCGACGCGACCGACGCCAAGGCATCCGCGATCCAAGTGCAGGTAGATGGGCAGATGAGCAAGATCCTCGAGCAGCTCCAGGAAGCCGAAGCTGGAAGGCGGGAGGCGGAGATCAAGCTGGCCGAGATGAAGGCGAGGCACCCGGATGAACCCATCTAACCTGTCGCCCGAGATCATGGCTGAAATCAATGCGGCCGAGGAGCGCGCCGGACTCAAAGCTGGGCTGGAAGCAAAGCGCAAGCGCCGGAAGTGGATCCTGATCGGGGCGTTTATTGGAGCTGTGATCCTTGCTGGGGTTGTGGTCGTCCTGATCTGGCTGGCTCAGGGCCAAGCGCAGATCAAGGCACAGGGTCACACCCTCGTGAGACAGAACAAGACAATCGTGGACCAGGGAGTCACGATCACCGCCCAGACCGAAGCCATCAGGGTCCTGCAGCAGAACCAGGCTGACAATTCGGCGAACGGCCGGGCGACTCTGAAGCAGATCAAGGACCTGACCTCACTGATCGCGAGTTTTACCGATCCGAACAGCGCTGGGGCGAGGGAACGGGCGGCGACGACGGCATCGGCGATCAGGCAACTCTTGGTCGCTCAGCAGATCCAGAGTCAGGACCAGCTTCGCAAGCTCGGTGAGATCGCTGTGGCACTGGCTCCCCCTGATCAGACAGCCAGGATCGCCGCTGCCGTGGCGATGATCCTCGCCGAGGCGCCCCCGCCGATCACGATTCCGACCGCCCCCACGGCGCCCGCGCCTACCCCAAAGACGGTCCCGACTCCAGCCCCCAGCCGCAGTCCGGCGGTGAACCTGCAGGTGCAGTGCCCCGTGGTATGCCCGACAACGCCGTAAAGGAGGCGAACATGCTTGCAGGGATCCTGACCGTCGTAGGCTCGTTCTTCACCCATTTCGTTCCCGTAATCGGCCCGTTCCTCGGGGGGGCCGCAGATACGGGGGCCGCCGTCATCCAAGTCATCGCCCGGGGTCTCCTGGGCTGAAAGGAGAGCGATGTTCAAAAAGCTGCACGCCAAGCTGGACGAGATCTTGTCGATTCTCAGGCTCCTCCCGGCGCTGATGGGGGACCTGAAGGCGACGATGGCCATCGTGGGCAAGGACGTCACCGACGGGAAGGCCACGTTGGGCGAGGTGCGCGCGCTGACCGGGCACACGGCTACGGTCACGGCGCTGGCAGCTCAGGCAGCCGTTCCCACTTCGGTGCCCGTCGTCTTGCCCCCGGTCCCGACTCCCGTTCCGCCTTCCCCGACGGCGGCGCTGGCAACGGATCTGGCGAAGGATGTGGCAGCGGTCGATCCGCTGAAGGGTGTCAAGCTGCCATGAGCATCCCCCCCCTCGCGAAATCGCTCGCACCAGTACCAAAGATCAAGGCGGCGGCGGCCGTGGGCGGCATCTACGCCGCAGGGGTCCTGCTGGCGCTGTGGGCGGGTGGGGGGCTGACGCTCAAGGCTGGGATCCTTGCCGTCACCGGGCCGCTGCTGCCCGTGGTCGGGGGCTACCTCAAGTCGTCGTGAACTCGAAGGGGAGAAACCGTAGATGCTCGGCGTGATCCTGCTCCTGGTGGTGCTGTGGTGCATCATGCCGGCGTGCCGTTGCCGGCGGTAGTTACTCCCCCTCTCTAAAAGAGCCCTCCGGATCCGGAGGGCTCTTTTTTTGTTCCAGAGCTACGCCGCTGGGGGTTCGAAGCGCGCCTCCGCGTCCTCAAGCCAGCGCCGGATCTCCTCGAGGTCGAGCCAGACACCGGCCCCGCTGTTGGGTGCCGTGGTCCACCACTTCCGGCCTCGCTGGATCGCGTCTCGCAGTCCCATCGGGGCGCCGGGCAGAACAGGATCGACCAGATGCCGGACGCACTGCAATGTGAGGCCCAGGATGCGCAGCCGGCGGATCGCTACCGCCAGGAGAAGGTCTTCGCGGCAGTACAGTCGCTGCGAGCCGGACCCCTGGGCGATGGCGATCGACGGCTGAAGTAGCCGGGTACGGTCCCAGTAGTCGAGCTGCCGGTACGAGATTCCGGCGAGATGGCACAGGACCGGGCCCCGGTAGGTCCCCGGCTCGGGCAGAGTGCGAATGTCCACAAAGACATTCTATTGTGCCCCGGTGGAATCTGAGCGGATAGCCGACTACTATGAGGCGACGCATTTCTACGCACATCTAACCGTACCTAGCCATATGTCACTAAGAGGACAAGACGATGTATCTCCATATGGATTTGTCGACAAGTACCCCTAGCGATACGTTGACTGATCTACAACGCCGGGTTTTTCTGGCGGTGGGGGATCCAGCCGTGTCGCACTTCGGCACCGCCATCGCCCGAGCGGTTGGCACGGCCGCCAGCAATGTCTACGTGGTGCTCCGGCGTCTCGAGGACTTCGGCCTGGTGCGGGAAGAATGGCATCCCCAAAGCATCGCGGACGAGAGTGGCAGGCGGCATCGGAGAACCTACGTCCTGACCGAGTACGGCACCCACGTCCTGAGTCTCTAAAGATCCCCCGCGCGGGGGATGACTTGTAGATAAGTTGACAGGATCGTTGCGTGGGGTTTACATTCCCTGCCATGCATGGTGGATGGTTGACATCTCGAGCGGCGGCCAGACTCCTCGGCGTCCACGTGAATACGCTCCGTAGGTGGGCTGATGAGCACGCGCCACCGGAGGAGGTGGCGATGAAGATCAACGGCACACGCTGGCGGTGGCATCCCGACGCCGCTGTCCTACTTCGATGGGCCGCCAGCCGGAGGCCCCAAGCGCCAACCGATACAAGGGGGACCCCATGAGGCTCCTGATGCACCTTGCTCTCACCCTTCCAGGTTCTCCGGCCCACTGCGTGGCGGGGAACTTGGAGAACGATTTCTGGTGGGTGGTGAAGGGGGCCATCACCATCGCCTGCGTCGCCTTCCCCGCCTATGCCTGGATCAAGTCGAAAGGCAATCTGATCCCCACCATCGGCGCGTTCCTCCTGGCAGCCCTGATCTTCTGGGGCACCATCCTTAGTGGGGTCATCAGCTTGGGCGGGGTGGCACAGGACACGCTGACTTCTGCCGGAGCCACGGCAGCCTCCACGCCCCTCGGCGCCCCTACGGCTTGCAACTGACATGGAGCCCGGACGTAACTGGACCGAGGCCCGGCGCTTCCCGCTGGTGCTCGGCAAGATCGGCCGGTGGGTGATGCCGTTTACGGTCACCCTCTACCAGCTCGGCACCTTCATCGGTGCCAGCATCGTGCTCCTGGTGACCCGCCCCCTGTGGGCGGTGGGACCAGGACTGGTGAACCTGGCTGCCATTCTCGGCATCCCTGTCGGGCTGGCATGGACCAGCCGATACTTCCGCCTGGAGGGCAGGGGGCCGATCTCAGCCATCATCGGCTACGCCAGCTATGCCCTCTCCCCCAAGCGCGGGCTCTACAAGGGCAAGCCCTACCGGCAGGCATGGACCACTGAGGCTGACCGCCGACTCCGGTGGGCACGGCCATGAGCCGCTACACGCCGCGCTGGATCGTCGGCAACATCGCCTGGTTTCCTACGGGAGCGCCCTGGGGGATCTGGCAGGTCGAGCCCGAGACCTTCCACTACCTCCCGGCTGATCTTCAGGAGGAGACCCTCGACAGCATCCGGGCGGCGCTCCTGGTGCTTGAGGGTGAATCGGTGATCCTGTCGATCCAACCGCCGGACGACCCGGTCGAGGTCCACGATCAGATGCTCGGCGACCTCGACCCCGAGACCCACCCGACCTGGGAGGCGGCGGCACTCGAAGCCTTCGACTACATGAGCAACAACCCGGCGTGGACCCGGCGGTTCTACATCTGCGTGGAGCTGAAGCCACCAGGGGCATCGGGCAAGAAGGGTCGGTGGGTGAAACCCCAGAGGATCGGTGAGCCCAGCGCGGCGGAGCGGGACCACGCCACCGCGGATGCCCGCTCGATCCGGGCTGCGCTGGGACGGCATCTGAGTCTGACCCCGGTGACCCGGGCCGAGACCATGTGGCTGTGGGAGCGGGCGTTTCGCCGGGGGCTCCTCGAGCCGCCGCTCCGCCAGGACCCCGAGCCCGCAAACGAGCTGGAGAGCCTTGAGGCCGACGAAGCCGAGGCCGCCGGAGTCGGGCCCTTGCTCGAGGATCTGGACCGGGCGATCATGAAGGAGGGCGGGGATCCGCACGACAGCGGCCGGGTACGAACCGGCTGGAGCCGCTACCTGCCGAGCCGGCCACGCCGGTACCTGAAGGTGACCACCTTCGAGACCGTGAGCTTCCAGAGCTTCCTGGTGCTGCACCGCACACCCTCGTGGTTCAGCATTGCCGAGCTGCTTCGGGTGGACCGCGAGAGCTACCCGGTGGACTGGGCGATCCGCATCGTGAGCACCCCGAACGAGCGTGCCTTCGCCGACGTGAAGCGCCGTATTGAGCACCTGGTCCAGCAGGGCGACGAGCGGGCGGCCGAGGTCAAGGCCACCGGCGAATACCCGACCGATCTGGCGCGGGCGATCGGCGACACCCAGGAACTCCGGGATCACCTGCAGGCGACCTCGGACCCCGAGCTGCGAGCCACGGTGGTCTTCTGCGTCTACGGCCCGACGGCGGCCGAGGCGGAGCGCCGGGCGGCGGAGCTACGCGGCGCCTTCGCCCCGGTCGACTGGCGCCTCGAGCGGCCGACCGGGGGCCAGCTCCCGCTCTTTGTCTCCATGCTTCCGGGCTCGCTGCGGGGCCAGGCTTCGCTGCTGATGGCCGAGTACCGCCAGCACCTGCTACCCGACGGCGCAGCGAAGCTCGGCGCGTTCCTGGGGCTCGACCTGGGCGACCGCTCCGGCGCCCTGTTCGGACTGTCCGCTACGGCGGGGCACTCCCGACGGGTAATGGTCAACCCGGCCGAAGCTCAGCGCCTGGGGCGCTCAGGCAGCGCCATGTTCATCGGCGCCAGCGGCGAGGGCAAGTCGGTCACGGCAAAGATCCTCGCCACGGCCGTGGTCGACCAGGGCGGGATGGTCTGTGGGATCGACCTGACGCCGGGCGGCGAGTGGGTCCGGTGGCTGCAGGTCCAGCACGGCCGCACCGACGTGGTGCGGATCACCGAGGACCCGACGCTGTCGATCGATCCGCTGCGGGTCTTCGCCAAGGACCCCATGGCGGCCCGACGCATCGCCCTCGGCTTCGTGATGATGATCACCGGCGCCAATCCCCAGGACGACGAGGGCACGTCGCTGAAGGAGGCAATCGATGCTGCGGTCGACCACCCGGCCCCGTCCATGCCTCTGGCGCTCGAGATCCTGAAGGGCATGGCTGACCGGGGCGTGGCCGGAGCTTCCCAGGCGTACCGGCACCTGAACACCTTCGCCCGCCGGCCAGCTTCCGGGCAATGGCTGGGCGCGCTGATCTTCGACCCCAACCGCCGCGTGCTCGACCTGGGCAGCCTCGACGCCGTGATTTTTCACGCCCCCGATCTTGCCCTGCCCAGCCGGGAGGCCATGCTCTCGGACAACCTCAACCGGAACCTCCTGCCGGAGCAACTGAACGGGCTCGCCATCCTCTACGCGGTGGCAGCGGTACAGCGGGCTTTCATCCTGCTCGACCCCAACCGTTTCGCCGTGGCCATCCTGGATGAGGCACACAACTACACGGCCACCCTGCCCGGCCAGGCCCTGATTGACGAGGCGGTCCGCAAGGGGCGCAAGGAGAACGGCTGCATCTGGATCCTCAGCCAGCACCCTGGCGATGTGCCGCCACAGCTCGCCAGCCAATTCGAATACCGCTTCCTGTTCGGCCAACCCCGCAACGCCGGGGACGAGGCGGCGACCCTGATGGGCCTTGAGGCAGATCCGGATCTGCGCCGGCTCTTCGAGGAGGGCATGCGCCGCAAGGAGGTGGACCTCAGTGTCCCGCCGGACCCGGCCCTATGCCTGATGCGCGATACCCGGGGACGGGTGGGCCTGGTCTGGGTTCGGCCACCGCAAGGCGTCTATGCCGAAGCCTTCGAGACCAATCCGGCCCGCATGACCCGACCAGCTCAGCTCGAGGAGGTCTGCTGATGGATGTGAAGATTCTCCGTGTCGTGGTCATGATGCTCGTTCTGGCATCGGCTTTGGTGCTGGCCTTCGCGTTGGCTGACGCGGCTCATGCCAACGATGGCGGTTACACCTGGGGCATGACGGTCAACCCCACGCCGGTCCAGCAGACCGCCGACGTCATCACCGCGGGCACGGTATTCGACTATGGCCACGTCGGACCATCTTGGGTCTACGTGACTCCGTGGGTACACGTCTGGGATCCCAGCTGGGCGGGTCCGGCCTGCGCCACGATCCGCTATCGCAACGGTGTCGAGCAGGACTCCCAGCACATCGGGGCCGGGGCGCCTACTCCCTACGTCTGGAGTCTCAACATGACGCCGCCGGTGGTCTGGAAGATCACAGTGACCTGCCCGCTCCCCCAGGGAGCTACCGGGACTCCGTCGATCGACGTGACTTTCTCCAGCGAGCTGCCGCCTGCAGCGCCGATTCCTGCAGCGAGCGCGCCTGCCCCCATCCCGGCGAAGGTAGTGACAGCTCGGTCCGCACCCTCGCCCGTGCCTGTAGCTCAGCCTCGGCCGACGCCTTCTGCAACCCGTTCCCCAGCGACAGAAACGCCGCCCCCAGTCCTGTCAGCGCAGACCCAGTCGCCTGCAGCTTCGCCGGAGGCCGTCGGTCCAACGCCTTCACCATCACCCGTACATCAGGACCCGATCCCACAGCCTTCGATGACCACATCGGGCAAGCCTACCTCGCTGACCTTCGACGCCCAGGCGCCTACCTCCCCGCGGTCACACCGCGGGGGACGTGCTGCCGTGCCCTGGGTAATTGCCATCGCCTTCCTGGCAACAGCCTTCTTCGCTGCCAGATACCACTGGGGGTGGAGGTGAGCGTCGCTACCAGACCCACTCTCGACGAGCTTCAGCAAGCCTATGCCGAGTACCGGCGGACGCCGAAGTTCCGGGCGAAAGTACGCCGATCGTTCTTCATGTGGCGGTCGCTGGGATGGCTCGGCGCTGGCGGACCGCTTGTGTTGCATGCGGCCGGCTGGGCATCTTGGATACCGCTTGCGCTGCGAGCGGTTTGTCTGGTGGCCATCGCCTACATCTCCGCCATGAAGGCTGCCGGCGCCCTATGCCGGGCAGCCGGGTCGCGCAAGGCGACGAAGCGGGAGCCGCAGCATCTCTTCGGGTACGGGTCGCTCGGCCACGAGCGCTGGTACAACCTGATTCCGGTCTCCCCGGGCGTGAACTGGATGGAGAACGCCCTCTTGTTCGGGGGCCACCGCAGCAAGCGTCACCCGTGGAAGACCTTCTGGCGGACCGTCATCGCTGCCCTTCTCGTTCGCGGCTGGTGGGTTGCGGGCGCCTTGGCAACAGCCGTGTGGTACTGGTCCCCGACGGCCGTGATTACCTGGATCGAACGGGTCGCGAGCGGGTTGTGACTGGCCGTCTTCACGCCGGGCGCATAGCCACCCGCAGCCTGATCAGCCTCGCCCTTGCGGGAGCGGGCGTGCTCGGCATCGCCAGCGCCGCGAGGGCCCAGACGCCTCCACCGAGTCCGGCCCCAACCGTCACCGTGCCGACAGGAAACTGCGACGGACTCACCGGCCATGGCCTCGACATCTGCAAGGCCAACCCCCACATGACCATGCCGGGCGGAGTCTGTTACGACAACATTCACGACCCGAGCGGCCTGGACATCTGCCTCAAGCTCCATGAGTTCAGCCAGCCGAAACCGATCCTCGACCTCGGCGGCGAGATGATCCCAGGCGACGTGGGAGCCCGCTTCCCCCCGAGCGCCTACGGCCTGGGATATGACGACTCGAACCCCACCGACGCTACTCGGAGGTTCCAGGGCACGATCATGACGTCGGGTTGGTCGATTCACATGCTGATGATCCGGTTCGGACTGTTCGCCGTGGCGTGGGCGTTTTCCTTCGGCTTCGCTGCGCGCCTCGCCGGTCCGGCAGCCGACGCCGCGCATGCGTTCACCACTCATCTGGTCGGCCCGCTGGGGCTCGGCTACTACGCTCTCCTCGCCACCGGTGTCGCCGTGGCGATCCTGCTTTTTCGGGGCAAGGGGACGAAGGCCGCCGGAGAGCTGGCGGTGACGTACGCGATCTTCATGGTCATGGGCGTCCTGCTGGCCAACCCCGCCGGGTACCTGCGAGGCGCCTACTCAACGGTGAGCGACGTGAGTGGACAGATCCTCTCGGCGTCGACCGATCCCACCCAGGGCCTGGCCAATCCCCAGCCAGCGGCCAACTCCTTCGACCACCCGGAGTTTGCTGTCCGCCTCGGCCCTCTCAACAAGAGCATCGCCGAAGCCCTGATCGACAAGCCCTTCGACCAGCTCCAGTGGGGCGAGATCCTGACCGGGAAGTGTGCCGCGATCCGCGATGCCATCATCCTCAGCGGCCCATGGGGCAACGACAACTACCCCCGGTCGATCATGGCCACCCAGCCCGAGTGCAAGAAGTACGCCGACATGAACGCCGACCCCGCCAACGGTGATCGCTGGATGTGGTCCTGGTTTTTCGTCCTCCTGAGTTTCCTGGTGATGATCCTGCTTGTCGGAATCGCCATCACGGTTGTGGGTGCCCAGCTCTGGGGCGTGTTCCTGATCGTGGCAATGCCGATCGCCGCTGCCCTCGGGCTCGCCCCCCGTCACACGGCGATCTGGAAGTGGACGGCATCGGCGGCAAAGGCCGCCGGAGCTATCCTGGCCTGTAGCGCCCTCCTGGTCTTCTTTGTGATGCTCTTCTCCCAAGGTCTCATCCAAACTCAGAACGACCCGGCCGCCGTCAAGTTGGTATTCTTGGGCACGGTGACTGTGGGCGCCTTCGTGGCCAAGAAGCACTTCCTGGCTGCCGGCGCCGCAGCCTCGGCATCGCTCGGAGCCAAGCTCGGCAGCCTGGGGTCGGGAGGTGGCTACACCGCGGCAGCGGGCAAGGGCCATCGCGTCGGAAAGACGGTGCTCGGCATCTCGGCTGCCGGAGCTGCCCAGCGCTTCGCTCACAAGCTCCCTGGACGCGTCGGGGCGGCGACGATGACGGCGGTGAAGAAGGGTCTTCCTCCGGTGGCGGCGGCGGCGGTTGTCGCCGGCAAGGCGGGCAAGCGGGGAGTGCAGGCGCTCGGCGCCTACGGAAACATCTTCGCCATCGCCGGGACGGTGCCGATCCAGAATCGCATCGAGGACGCTCGCCAGCGCTTGGCCGACGTGCGAGGCCGGCTCGTGTCACCCCTTCAGCACCACGCCGTGGGGATGCCCGAAACTTCCCGCCGCTTCGCGGACAGCGAGGACCGTGCTCGCAAGATCCGCGAGGGCCTTGCCGAAATCGCCGCCCAGCGCGCCCGCCAGGCTCAGGGAGCTGCAGCATTCGAGAGTGCTGCCGTTCATCAGGACGAGGCGCGGGCAGCGTTCAATGCCCGGGTGCAAGGTAGGGTCCGGGACCTGGCTGCCAATAAGGCCCTGGCAGACCTTGAGGCGCTGCGGTCGGCCCGACGCCAGCGAGCGAAGCCATGAAGTGGGCAGCGGCACTCTTCGCTCTGGCCTTGACGGCAGGCATGGCCCTGCTGGCCTTCGTCTCCATGTTCAGCGGGACCACCACGGGCGCCGTAGCGGCCGATCAGGTGCCGGCGGTAGCAGTGTCCCCAGCCGTGCCCACTCAGGCCGTGCCCGCCAGCCAGGAGGCTGGATGCGAGGCCCTTGTCACCGCTACCGCCCAGATTCGCCAGCCGGGGATCGACCTCAACGTCTGCCGGGCCTGGTTCAAGGTGGAAAACGGCGGCGGACCGGGCCAGCCTGCCAACAACTACCTGTTCATCGCCTGCACCCATCCGCCCTGCATGACGCTGGCCGGCCGGGACTGGCAGGTCTATGCCACCCCGGCGGAGGGAGTCGCTGCCATCGCCAGTCTCCTGACAGGCAAGCTTTATGTGGGCGTGATCGCCTCCTTCGGGCTTCTCCCGGAGGCCCAGATCCAGGCCATCGGCGAGAGCCCGTGGTGCGAGTGCAACTACGGCGACCCGCCCGGTGCTGATCTTCTCAAGGTCTACCGTGGCATTCTCCAGGCGCAGGCTCAGCCGTGACCGCCAGAACACGGAGTGCGCGGGGCTCGGCGATCGCTCGCTGTCTGGATTCGATAGGTTTTCCTGTTCTGCCCTTCGCCCTGTTGTGTTGTCTACAAGTCGGCTAGTAGACATCTCCGTTATGTCGATGTTACAGTTCGCGCCAGATTACGTTTGTCCAGCCAGGAGGTCCAGTTGATGAAGGTGCGACCCCTTCTCCACGTCCCGCCGGAGGCGGTCCGATGATCGGGGCAGAGCTTCCCGGTCTTGCCGCCGGGGCCCTCGCAGCCGGAGCCATGGGCTCCGTCAGCCTCCAGCGTGCGCTGATCCGCTCCCGCGCCGGACTGAGAGAGGGGGTCGACCTGATCCCCTCTCGGGCGTTCGACCCCGACGGCGAGACGCTGGCCCGTCTCGCCTCTGCCATCGCGGCGACGCGACGCCCCGGGCCCCGCGCCAGCAGGGCTGCGGACAGCGTCCGCATCGCGCTTGTCTCCATCCCCCCCGGGCGCATGGGCTACCGGCTCTCCGCACCAGCGGATCTGCTGGCCGCTCTCCGCCCGCATCTGCCCGCGGGGCTCTCCGTGCGGGTACCCGAACCCCCGGAGGATTTACACACGATCGCGCGCTACGTCGCCCGGCACGAGATGGTGCTGGCCCGCCCCGACGGCGCTGCTCTTGCCGCGGTGGGACTTGACCCGGATCCGCTCACCGCCTTTGCCAAGGTCTTCGCGCTCGTGGCCGACGGTGAGGATCTACAGATCTGCTTTGACCTCATGGCGCTCTCCCACAAGCGCCATGCCGCGGTTCGGCTCGAGCGTGAAGACGCCCTGGCCGAACCCACTCAGCACGCGGCACGCGACTGGGGAGCTGCCTGGCGGCAGTTCTCCCAGCCGCTCGGGGCCCACGCGGCACGAACACCAACCACAGTCACTCCACAGGCTCCCGCGCGATCGCGTGCAGCTGCAGGCCCAGCCAAGGGCACGCCGCCGCCTCTGTTCCACGTGCAGGTGCTCGCCCGAGCTGCCTCGGCCTCGCGCGCCCGCTCACGCGCGTTGGTAGCCGCCGTCACCGGCGCGCCGTTACGGCAGTGGGCCCAGCCGGATGGCGGTAACTGGTTCGAGCCCCGAGCCTTCCTGGGACGCCCCACCGCCGACTGGCCGCTGATGCGTGCCGGCTTCGACACCCGGTTCGAGGACGGCATCTTCCCGGGCGCCACCACGATATTCCGGTCCCACCGCCCCCCGCGGGTGTCAGCCACCGAGGTCGCCGGGCTCCTTAAGCCCCCCACCGCCAAGAACAGGCACGCCGACCTTCGCCGCTCCGGTGCCGCCGCGCCGCCGCCGCGCGGCCTGCTCCCGCTTGGCCCCGGCGTTCGTCCGCTGGGACGCGTCGACGGGTACGCCGAGCCGGTCGGCACACCCTGGGATGAGTTCTTCTTCGGGGCAACCTTCGGCAGGACGCGCTGGGGGAAAACTAGCAACGAGCTGACCACGTTCCTGTCGTTCGTGGCCGACCCGCCCTGGGGCATGGGTCTAGGCGGTGCATTCGTGGACCCCGCAGGCGATGCCATCGGTGCCCTCGAGCCCTTCGGCGAGTGCTTCCCCGGCCGGGCGCTCATGATCAATCTCGGCCGGCAGTGGGAAGACCTGTGGCTGCCCTGCTGGAATCCATTCGACGCCGGGTGCTCGAGCCCGCAGGAGGCCAACGCTGCCATGGCCGCGGTGGTCTCCGCTTTCCAGGCCGCCACAAAGTGGTCCGCTAGCTTCGCCCCACGCGCCACCGCCATCATCACCGCCTGCGGTCAGGCGCTCGTCGCCCTGTCCCGGGCGCTCGCCGATGCGGGCTCGCCGGTGGTGCCCACGTTCTTTCAGATCCCCACGCTCGTCTCCGACGAGGACTGGCGCAAGGCGGTGATGCGACACCTTCCCCGCAGCATCCGGGACTGGTGGGAAAACGAGTTCCCCCGGCTGCCGAAGGACGCTCCACTGACCGTGACCTTTTTGATCAGCCGGCTGCGGGCCAACGTGCCCACCGCCGCCTTCCTGGGCGGGCCCTCCACGTTCGACTACCGCAAGGCCATGGACAGCCGCACGGTCATGCTGTTCTCGAACGCCCGCAAGGGCGACGGCCAGGACGTGCTGCCGACAGCGCTGTTCGTCCGTGGTCTGCTGATGGGCGGCTCATCGAGAGCCGACACACCGGCCGCCGAGCGCGCCATTCGCTGCCCCCGGTTCTTAGAGGTTTTTGACGAGGCCCCGACCTATGACGGGCCAGACCTCTCAGTCGCCCTCCAGGAGCAGGGCAAGTACGGTATCCGGGCCGACATCCTCGCCCAGAGCCCGATCAAGCTTAAGCCGGGCACGCTCGAGGCCATCTTCACCAACGGATCGTCCGTGGCGTCAACCGCCGTCTCCCACGACGCAGCGGCGGTGATCGCCAGGGAATGGCAGGGCGCCGGAGCCGCCGACCTCATGGACGCGGCGAAGTACACCTTCCTGACTTCGGTGATCCATGACAGCCACCGAACCCCTGCATTCCAGGTCCAGCCGCTCGAGCCGCACACCCTCTACCCTCGCAACCCCGGAGCCCTCGAGGCCACGATCGCCGGAGACCCTCGCTACCGCCTGGCCTCGGACACGGTCGCGGCGCTTGACACCCTGGACGACGATATCCTTCTGGCGCTCGGCGAGACCCCCAGCGGCAAAGCGCCAAAGGACGGCGGCCTCCAGGTGGTGGACCTGTGAGCGCATCTCACTACTCCTTCGAGCCCGACTGGTGTATCCGACCGGGGCTCACGCTCGCAGAAGCCATCGCGGACCTGCATCTTCCCAGCCGGGCGATCGAGAGACTTACTGGCCTTGGACCGGAACGGTTGGCGGCGATCCTCGCAGGGGAGCCAATCACCGAGACCGACGCGGAGGGGCTCGCCCGCATACCGATTTTTCCCTCCGCCCGCTTTTGGCTGGCGCTCGAGCACAATTACCGGGCAGCGCTCGGCGCCGGCCGCAGGGATGTCAGCAATGCCTGACCTCACCCCGCTGCCCGACACGGCAGCCCGGATCCTGACCTCGATCGGCTGGCACCGCTACCTGGACTCCGAGCAGGTCCGCCGGATGCATCTGCCGAACACGAAAGCCGGCAGGGGAGCTGCCGTGAGCAAACCCCTGGCTCATCTCGAGCGACGGGGACTCATCACCGGCCGGAAGATGGTGCGCTCGGGGCCGAAGGTATGGAGCTGCACACTGGCCGGCCTGCGCCAGCTCGACGGCGACGGGCGCCTGCCATTCGCCCCCAGCACGAAGGGCCTGCGCCTCGCTCGGCACACCTGGGCGGTGAACGAAGTAGGGATTTCCCTGCTGGAATCCGCTCGACAGCGCGGGGACGACTTCGGGGTTCACGGATGGGACCACGAGATCCCACTGCGGAGAAATAGGGTAATTGCCGATGCGCTGATCCGCTACACGGTGGTAACAGGGTCTGGCCAGGTCGGCTTCGCCACGGCGCTGCTCGAGGTTGACCGGGCCACCTACAGTCCGGGGCGCCTCGCCGAGAAGCTCCGCCAGTACGCCGACGTCCGCGATGATCCGCGGCTGTGGGCTCACCGCTTTCCACGGGGATGGCCCTTCGTGCTGTTCGTGGTCGACGCCGCCGACGAGGACTGGCCCGGCGCTTCGAGAGATCGGGCGGAGCGCATCATGGCGTACTGGGCGCGCGATGACCGGCGGATGCCGTTCCGAATCACCACCCTCGGCCAGCTCCGCAGCGAGGGCGCCTTCGCCCGGATATGGAGCGACCCGCAGGAACCATCCCTGCGGGTCGACTGGCTGGGGCGAGGGGAGAGTTAATCGAACCGGCCCAACCCCCGGGAGAGCCCCAAGCACTCGGTGCCTTGCCCACCCCGACCCCTGGGCGAGGATCGCTGCTAAGTAGGTGGCGCTTACCGAGGCTCTCCCGGGCGGAGTCTGAATCTTAGCCAGCCCTGCGGAGTCCCTCCTCCTTCGGGGGACGGCCGGGACCGCGGTGGGCTCCGGTCTGGGCGGTCTTCGGTTCCACTGCCGGGGTAAACCGCTGAAGAGTCCAGCGGGCGAGAAGCTGGCGCTGGGTCGGGTCCGGCAGCGCCCGGAGGGCCCGAAGAGTGGTCTGAAGCGCCGCGGTGGTGGCGGCCAAGTCACCGATCTCGGCATCCGTGGTCGGGAGGTTCCAGCGGCTGATGTGGCGGAGCTGCTCGGGAGAGAGCCCCTTGATGGCGCCCACAATGGTCGCCATTGCCGTGACTTCGGGGTCCATCGGTGCTGCGGTTTGCGAGTCCATCGTCCTACTCCTTTTCGTTCGGTCGGACAGAGTCTGGTCGTGATGCAGGTTTGCCTCAGTGCCTCCTTTCAGCCCAGTTCGACGCCCGGAGGCAGAATCCGCACCGGACGATTACCGGCAGGAACTCTCGGCTGCTCCCCGCTCTCAGCAGGTTTCGTCGGGCATGCCGGATCGCAGACGAACAGGGAGCTGCCCTCCATGATCGGCACCATTGCCGGCCCGGCGATTCCATCTCCGGCGGACGCGGCAGGGGCGCCGCACCGCGCACAGGCTGTGCCGTCGAGCTGGGCGGCATTCAATTCGCCCGGAAAGCTGTAGGACATTCCACCCGCCGTTGCCTCTTCCCTACTCAGAATCCGCACCCTTTCCTCCTCTCTGGTGGTTGTGATGAGGAATGCTTCGGCGCCGAGCGCGGCGAGCCGTCCCGCTGTCACCGCAATCCGAGCCTCGCTGCTCTTGATGACCAGCACGACGTCCGGGTTGTCCAGGCACACCTGGCGGCACCGGTCGCAGTCGCAAACCCAGATGCCCCACCGCAGGGTGCCTGCTTCGTGGGCAAGACCGAACTCAGCCTCGGCCATCTCGTTCTCCCTCGAAGGGCCCCAACCCCAGGGCCCACTCTTGGAGGATGACCCGAGCGAGAGCCCGGCGCTCTGCCCTCTCTTCGTCGGTGCAATCAGCCCAAGCTAGGCAACTACCTTGGTACTCGACATCCTCATAGCCGGGGCAACCGCACTTACGGCCCCGGCAGCGACGGGCGATGGTGTATGGCCTCCCGAACGCTGTCGTTGCGCCACGGATGGTCTTGTGGTAGTGCCGACTCTTCGGACACCCACAGATGCAGGTATCCCCGTGACACCACCACTCGTGAGGCATCCCCGGACAGGCGACGCACCCGTCACAATGAGGCGTTGCGGTCAAGTTGCAGATGGGACAGTGATCCCACGAACCGTAGGGGCTCTCGATGAAAGTCGCGTAGGTCATCCGAGCCGCTATACGCTCCTCGGACTCCAGCGCGCCGACTTCCCATGCCGTGATCCGAGGATCCCAGATACCTTGCTTCTTCCAGCGGTCGTAGATCTCGCTCTGCTCGACGGGATCCCGCGACAGGATCGTGTAGAAGAAGCCCTCGGCGTGTGGTCGGGTCATCATCCGCGTTCTCCTTTCCTTTGGGTCCTGCCTGGCCAGGACCACACGGGCACGCCAGGCCCGTAGCGATTGGCCGCGAAGTCCTGCAGGAACCAAACTCCGATGTTGTAGCGGCGCCGGATGCCGTCGGTATCGGTGTAGGAGACGCTGATCCCCTGGCCGCTCGTGAGATGGGCCTGGGGCACCACGTCGGTCCAGCCCATCGCCGTGCCGTACAGCACCGCCAGGCGCTGGGGGTCCGGGCAGTTGAAGAGGTCACCACCGAAGCGGTACTTGCCGGGAGAGTCCATCAGTGGAACCTCGCATATTGCTGATCGATCAGGGAGCGAAGCTCCGGCCGGGTGTCCCGCTGCCTCCGGTCGTCGTAGGCCGCAAGGATCCCGTTCAGCGCCCACACGCCTCGCTGCTCAGGTGTGCCTGTGACGCGACGCCTGATACTCCACGCCGCTGCCCGATCGCCGACCTCCATCTCAAAGGTGGCATGCTCGTTGTGGCAATCCTCGCATTTGCAGATACCGAAGATGAGGGAGTTCGTGTCATCGCCACCCCAGACCAGGCGACTTACACCCTCGAGTTCGAGAGGTCGGGCGAGGATCCGAGCGCGGATGGCCGCGAGATCGATGGTCATCAGGCCGCCGCCGTTGCGACCGGCCTGGGGACCCGGACCAGGATCTGGGAGTCAGCCGGAACCGATGTGGAGAAGCGAGATCCGTCCGAGCGAACAGCCGTCATGCGGCCCCCGATCACGCTCTCCACGGTGACGTCCAGCAAGATCGCGCAGAAGTTATGGATGCGATCCCCGGCGCGTAGCTCAGAGGTCGGAATCGTGGTCTCGATCAGCATTGGTGGCTCCCTTCGGGGAATCTGTTTACCTTGTACGCCAAGCATACACCCCGGGCGGTTTCACCGTCAAGCTCCACGGGACATACTTCTTCTCCCGCTATTGACCTAACTACTTGTCGACAAGTAGACTGGACGGGCAAGGTAAACTGACAGCCGGGAGGATCCACCATGACTCGCTACGTTGTCCGGCCGAAGCGGCCCATCCTCAAGATGGCGGTGCTGGCGTTCGTGGCTGTGGTCCTCTGGACCGGCGGCCAGAAGCTCGGTGTCGCAATCGAGGTGGCCCTGGTCCTCGCCTGGATGACCCGACGGGCCTGGCTGCCCCACAAGAGTGTCAAGCCCACCGTCGACCAGGCGCAGCTTGCCGAGCTGGCGGACCAGGTGACCGAGCTGGCCGGCGAAGTGCTGCGCTACAGGGCGCTGCTTGCCGCGGTCCTCATGAGCTACCCGGAGGGCTTCAAGATCGACCGTGACACGGCTGCCGCGGCCGACCGCCTTGAGGTCTACGTGGCGCCCACGGTAGACGGTGGGATCATGGCCTCGGCCGGGTACCCGGTCAAGGAACGCTCCGCATGACTATGACTTCCCAACGAGGGGCAGAGCGATGAAACGGCGACACTCGGGAAAGGCCGGCAGTCGGGCTCAGGTCCGGCCGGGGCTTCGCACCGCCCAAAGGGTGCGGTCACTCGCCGTAGAGCCGATGCCCCACCAGAGAGAAACACGCCGGCAGCCGTGACCGGGGAGGCCAGGACCCGACTCACCCCCCGGCACGGTCGGCGCTCATGATGCCCTGGCGCTTGGTTCCGGGGACCCTGGCGGGAGCTGTCGGGCTCGCCTTGGTCCTTGCATCAGCCCTCAGACTCCGCTTGAATACTTCGGATGTGGCGCCCACGGGCCTCCGGGCTCGCCTACGCCAGCATCGCTCTCGTGGTCATAGGGAGCCTTCCCGTCCTGGTCAGCCTGGCTCAGGGCTCCGAGCTCTCCCCCGATGTCCTTTCTGGTCGGTGGTCGCACCCTTCACCCCGGACGCTGACATTCCTCCCCTTGGCATCCTCGAGCCCGGTATTAGCTACAGCGTCACCGCCGTCTTCGACTCTCCCGCGATCCAGATCCGCAGCGACTTCGCCGAGATCCTCGGCACCTTCGACACCGACGTCCAGGGCGACTAATCCCGCCTCGGCGCCGAGATCGCCAGCTCCCCAGCAGCCGCCTGTGGCCGCGTCCGGCTCCGCCACGACCCTGGCTACCTGGTACGCCTGGACGCCGCCCTGGACCTGCTGGGACGCTGCAGGCGCCCATAGCGGCCTCAGGACGCCCACGGGCCAGATCGATCGCTACTTCGTCGCGATGCGGGGTGTTCCCTGCGGGACCCCGGTGACGGTGGAAGGTCCGGCCGGCACGGTGCGTGCCCGGATATGGGACCATGGGCCAAACTGTGATTGTCCCGAACGAGGGATCGACGCCTCAGCTCAGGTGTTTCTCGACGTCGCTGGCTCCCTGGGATCCGGAGTGGTCCGGGTGGCCTACTCGCTGGGCTGAACTGGGCATGAGCCGATAGTCGGTCTCGGACTCCCCCGATCGTATGAACGGCTACGCCGGTACGCTCCAGCCGGCGATGTTGCGCGCGGGGACGTTGAGGTTCCACTCGGCCAGTTCCACGCCGGCCGGCCGCCAACGATCCAGCGGGGCTCAGGCGTCCCGGTGTGCGGTCTCTTCACTCGCTCCTACCGAGCGCTCCCAGCGCCGCTCGCCGGATCCACTCAGCTCGAGAAATGCCTTCGCGCTCGGCCGCAGCGTCCACCCGTCGCGCGTCGAGTCGTAGCTATCGTGGGCGATCCCATCGGCAACGGCTACCACGTGGCGGGCGGTCTTGCAGATTACCATCCCGGAGGGCAGCAGATCCGGGTGGAGACGTGCCCGGCGCGGAAGTCGGCGACGACAGCGGCAATTTCCTCGGCGCTCATTCCGCCAGCTTCCCCGCAGCCCGAGCGAGAGCGATCGCATCTGGGTGGACGCGGGCGCTGTCACGCTTCCTGTTCTGCCTCAGCCTTGCTGGCAGTGATCCTATTCCCCCTGTCAACCCTTTTGTCCCTGAGCCTTGACATTGTCCCTGAGATGTGACATGATCTGGGTGTCAGCAGGGAACCGAGCAGGGGGGAAACGGGATGGTACCGAGAACAGGCGACACCATCAACGGGGTTGAGGTCAGCAAGGTCGAGGACTACGGCCACGACACATCAATGTGCTACCACCTTGCCGACGGGGGGAAGGTCTATGGAGCCCATGGGGACTTCGTAGTTCGCTCCGACATCGGTGCTCAAACGGCTTGGGCGCTTAGCCGCAAGTGGTACTCCACTTGGGCCAGCGACTAGCTTCCCCCAGCCGACTTCCGGGGCCGTGTGAGGACCCCGGCGGATGGGCTGGAAACGACAAGCGAGAGGAAAACCGAAATGCACTACGGACAATCGCCGTGGCGACGTGTTGAAGCTGGCTACTATCAGTTGCGCGGGACAGACATCGAAGTCATCAACCGCCAAGGACAGGATGTCAAGTGGTCCGGCCTACAACCTCAGCCGGTTGAACTCGTCATTGAGGGCAAAGTTTGGGCGCGCTACGCCACGATCCGGGAGGCCAAGCAGGCTGCAATAAGGCTCCCTGCGGATCTTCCTTCGGAAGTTGACGGAGCGGGAAAGTGATAGGTCCTGACCGGGTCTACGGCGTCGCCGAGCTGGCTGAGGCCGCCGGCGTGAGCCAGGAGGTCATCCGCAAGCGCCGGGAGCGGGGCAGCCTGCCCGAGCCCCGCCAGAAGCTCTCCGGCGGCTGGGTCTGGTGGGGAGACGAGATCGAGGAGTGGATCGCAGCTCGGTCAGCTGTTCGGCATTTACAAGGCGAGGGCGAAAGGATGAACTGAGGAATGACGGATTACATCACTCCCGCCAACGGAGCCGTGGGCCTTCACATAGTCCTCGATGGCCGCCCGGTCGTTGGGACCCACGGTCCGCAGGACGATCAGCACGTCGAGCTGTTCCAGGACGTTCTTGTTGACGACCGCCGCGCGCTGGGAGATAAGTGTCGTGCCGATCCCTCGCAACCCGCCACGACGCACCAGTGCCTCGAAGGCTCCGAGCAGGCGCTGGTCGCCAGACGGCACTCGCTGAGGAGCGAAGCGGTCGGCTCCGCGGCGGCAGAGGGGAACAGCGAGAAGTCGATCACGTAGAACCCCGGGTGCTCGACCACCAGGTCCGCTACGAACCGGCCGGCACCGCGTTCCAAGGGAAGGTCGCCGTGCTGGCCTCCGAGGATCACCACGGACAGACCGGCGCCCTTGCCGTCCGCCCCGGCGCGCAGCCCCCACCAGGCACCGGTCGGATCCAGGGCGACGAATGGGATCCCTGCAGCCACCATCTCCTCTGCGATCACCGACGCCGTATACGACTTGCCCTTGCGTCTCTGCGCCAATATGCCGGCGGTCTTGGTGGCGAAGTCCGGCGACAGGGCGAGGTCTTGAGAGATGCGGAGGGCCATCACGCCACTGGCTCCGCTTCGGTGAGTTGCCGGGCGTCCTCCTCGAGGTCCCGCATGATGGCGACCAGGGGCTTGCAGCGGGAGTAGTCCAGCACCTCACGTGCCCGGGTGGCGGCCACGTACAGCACCCGCAGCTCCTCGTCGGCGAGGTCGGCCGGGTTGTCCTCCTCGAGATCGAATTTGCCGAAGTCGCCCCGGACCTGGACCGTCAGCCATTCGCGGCCCTTGGTCTTGTGGACAGTGGAGACGACCAGGTCAGCGTCAGGCTCCTTGGGCATGTTCCGCATGGCCGCCAGGATGCGGCCGGCACCGTACTGGTCGATCAGCTTGACGAGCAGCTTGAGGTCGGCACCTGAGCCGTCACGCTCGACGTAGTCCTGCACGTCGCCCCAGGACCCGAAGGCCGCCAGGTCGGGGTGCGAGGAGCGGCCGGTCTCCATGAGCCGGAGAGCCTCCTCGCAGAAGAACTCGATGGCCTTGCCACCGCCGATCAGGTGCGGGCGTTGCCCCGCGTCCATGGCCTCGAGCACCGCCTCGACGGCGCCAGCGTTGCTCCGGCAGAGGATCGCACGGGGCTCGGCGAGGATACCCGTGCGGGAGGAGGCGGAGCCGCGGCCCTCGAGGCGGAGATCGGTGCCGAGGATCTGCAGGGGGCCGTTGCCCACGGCAGCGATCGCCGGGCCGAAACGGAACGACCAGGTGAGGGAGCACTGGCGCTCAGAGGGCACGTTGTCTAGGGCGTTGATCGCCCCACGGAAGCCGTAGATTTCCTGGTGGGGGTCGCCCACCCAGACAATCTGGGTCTCTTCGGGCTGCTGGGTCATGACCGAGACCATGACCGGCGAGGCGTCCTGGGCCTCATCGAAAAAGATGACCTTGGCCGGGATGACGGGGCACTCGGTACGGGTCGGGCCACCCAGCTCCCAGAGCTTGAAGTACGCATCGTGGGAGAGCGTGAGCTTGCCCACCGGGGCGGTGAGGTCTTCCCACGCCCGGACAAGGTACTTGAGGAGCCAGGCGTGGACCTTGTTGTTGTTCTCGTAGGTGGGCGTCCCGTTGTTCAGCGGGAGATCGATGCCCTCGATCTTGGGGAAGTGGCGGACGGTGGGTTCGGCTTCGGCCGAGTTACAGAAGCGGCCGAGGGCCTCGAGCACGTTGGACGCCAGAGCGGCAGCGGAGATCACGATGGTCTCGCCCTTGACGGTCACGCCGAAGTCGCTGATGCCCAGGATCTGCGCAACCACTCGGCCGGGCTGGCGGACGCCGTGGCCGCCGGAGGTCGCCGGCCTGCGGTCCAGGTAGCGGCGCCCGGCCGACGCACCCAGCATCCGCATGATGCCCTGGAAAGCCAGCGAGTGGGCAGTCGAGCAGCTCACGTTTTTCGGCATGCGGCCGGTGGCCTCCTGGACGATCGATCGGTTGAAGGCGGTGTACAGGCAGGCCCGCTCCGGCGTGGCCGCGGCCATCATCTCGAGGAGGGCGGTCTTGCCGGTGCCGGCCAGGGCCTTGATTGCCAGCGAGGATCCATCCCGGTACAGGTCGATCGCCTCGGCCTGCTGGGGGGTGGGGACTCGGGCGGACTTGCAGTCGGGGGCGGGCTCGGGGGTCTGCAGCGTACGAACCCAGGTGTCGCCGGAGGGACACTCGGCGTGGACAGCCCGGCGAGCCGTCCGCTCGTAGTAGATGGGCTGGCCGACGCGGATGGCGGTCTTGCAGTCGGGGCAGATCCCAGCGTACCGGGCGCCCATCAGGCAGCCGGGCTTCGCCGGGGGGACGGGCTCGGGAGCCGGAGCCACCGGAGCCATGGGCGACTCCGGCTCGACCGAGACCTCGGGGACGACCTCAGCGGCCGGGGCCGGCACAAGGGCGTCGATCTGGCCCAGGGCCTCGAGGCGACCCTTGGGGGTCTTGAGGCCGCTGATCCGGTGGAGCTCGGCCTGCAGGGCGGTGCCCTCGACGTACAGGCGCCAGCGGTCGCCCCGGAGGTACTCGCCGGCTCGCTTGGCGCTGCGGACCTCGGCGCAAGCCGTGTCAAGGCGGGCGGTGGTCTCGGCGAGCCGGCGGTCGAACTCGGCGGCGAGGGCCAGCGTCCGGGCGACCCGCTCGGCGACCTTCGGGTCGTTCGGGGTGGTGATCCGGGCGACGCCGGACTCGACCACAACGGTGACCACCCGGCCGGTGCCGTGGTTGGCGCCGTGGCACTGGCAGTCGCAGGCGGGGCCCTGGGCCTGGGTGCAACGCTCGTCGCACGCCGTCCGGGTCTCGGTGCGGTTCCAGCGGTTGCCGGTCACCTGGCCCATGTAGCGCATCTTGCCGCCGCAGTAGCTGCAGGCGGGGAAGCCCTTGACTCTGCCCTCGTAGGCGACCGGCTCGGTGCAGACCTCGCACTTCAGGTAGTGGCGCTCGGGGCGGGTGGTGGCGGTGGTCTCGGTCACTACTGACTCCTTCGGCTCGGTGCTTTACCTTGTACGGTAATAGTACACCTGCACCGGGTACGTTAGCAAGTCAATTCTCCCCGGCAGCAGCCTTTCGGTTCCACCGCCGAGCCGCTGCCTTCGAGCACCGCAGGGCAGCAACCTTGCTGCGGTGGGCGTGCGGGCAATACTCCTGCTCCCATTTCCCGTCGATCCATCGGAAGCACCGACCGCGGCAAGCCCTGCCAGCCGAATATTGAGATATGCTTGGATGCCATTTTCCGTCCCGGTAAGCCGCAATCTCAGTACGGGTCGGGGTCACCCTCCACACCTCCCGGTCGGATGCCGGCCTTGGCGCGGGCCCGGGTGGCGCCCTGCAGCAAATCATCCATGCGGGTAGGGGCTCCCACCCGGAGACGGGTGGTGGGTTCGGACACCGAGAAAAGGGTCAGGCGGTCGACAGGGATCATCAGGTACTCACCGGCCTTGTGGATGCCGGCAAAGAACGCCTGGACCTCGGCCTGGGTACCGGTGCCGTGGTCAATCCGGCGGGCGCCAGCCCGTACCTCCCAGTAGTACCGAGCGCCGAGCTGGAGCGGAGCCACGGGCCGGAGGGCGTAGACGTAGGGGCGCTCGTGGCTGGCCAGCGCCGGGTAGGTGACCGTGATGGTGCGCTGGTCGGTCGACAGCTTGATCCTGGCGGGCACACCGTGGTTTCGGCGCAGGAAGTCCACGGCCTCCAGGGCACCCCGGGTGAAGCGGGCGATCGGGTCGGCCAGATCGATCACACCGTTGTGGGTCTGGTAGAGATTGAGATCAGGCATTGCGGCTCCCTTCGATGGTTTACCTTGTACGGCCATCATACACCCGATGTCAAGTCCCCCCGGTGGCCAGATAGATAGCTCGCCAATGCCCTGAGTAAATCAACGTCATCGGCCACCATTCCTAAGACCTTGTTGCATCGATCGCACACGAGGCCCCGGTATTGTCCGGTCATATGATCGTGGTCGACGGAAAGACGTTTGTGGCGTTGGCATGGCAAACGACAGACCGCACATACCCCATTCTGAGCGGCGACCTGCGCCTGGTACTCCTCGACACTGAGTCCGTACTGCCGAGCTAGCCACCGCCGCAGGTTCTCCTCCGGGTTGTTGCCATGAGCCGCCCGATACCGTTTCTGTGCTGCCTTCTTCTTTTCAGGGTTCTGCCGACGCCAGCGGGCAGAGTCTTCGATGGCCTTGCGGCGGACGTCCTCGCTAGCGGCATATCGCTCCCGGCGTTGTTTGGAGTCACACTCGCGACAGCGATAAAGGTGTTCGTCGGGAGACCCTCTATTCCGAGCAAAAGCATCCATTGGTTTCACTAGATGACAGTGGGCGCACCGTTTCTCCGTCCGGCGCGGGTCGACGCGAGGGCGGCCGGTCTTCAAGATCCTGGACCTTTCTAGCAACGAACACCCATAGTAACTGATCCTCGCTGCTTGACGGATTCAGCCGTCCGGGTGTATGGTGAGCATACAAGGTAAAGCCTCACCGACGAAGGGAGCCACGCACATGAAGAGACTCACCCTCGGATACCTGATCCGCCTGCAGGCAGCCGCCTACGGGCTCACTCCATCCGAGAGGATGGACCTGGACCTCATGCTTCGCCTGGAGCGCGAGGGCCGGGCGTCCTGGCAGAACCACGAAAGGGAGGATTGAACAGATGGCACGCGTCGACGTTCACAACCAAACAGAGTTGGATGCCGCTCTCGCCCGCGGGGACTACCCGCGATGCATGGGGGACAACCTGTTCGTCATCGGGGGCTCCGCCACGGTGCGGGCAGGGGGCTCCGCCACGGTGCGGGCATGGGACTCCGCCACGGTGCGGGCATGGGACTCCGCCACGGTGGAGGCATGGGGCTCCGCCACGGTGCGGGCAGGGGACTCCGCCACGGTGCGGGCATGGGACTCCGCCACGGTGGGGGCATGGGGCTCCGCCACGGTGGGGGCAGGGGGCTCCGCCACGGTGCGGGCAGGGGGCTCCGCCACGGTGCGGGCATGGGGCTCCGCCACGGTGCGGGCATGGGACTCCGCCACGGT